AAAACCAAAACCAAAACCAAAACCAAAACCAAAACCAAAACCAAAACCAAAACCAAAACCAAAACCAAAGAAAACAAAATGAAAACAAAAGTAGAACTAAAGAACGTGGTTCACGCCACAAACATGAGTGAAGAAACCAATGCCTTCACCGCTGACCTATGGATCGACGGCAAGAAGACAGGGGGCGCAAAGAATGATGGGCGCGGAGGATGCACTGACTACTGGGCTAATGGCAAAGTAGTAGACAACAAATGGGAGGTTGATGCTGATGCTTCAGCTAGGCTCAAGCAAGCAGAAGAGGAGGCTCGCAATGATGAGTCTTTGGAACACTACCTGCGATGCCTGGACTATATCATCGATGAACTGGTGCAGGATGACTTGCACTGGAAGGAACATCAGAAGGCAGCCCGTGCTTCCAAGGTCGAGTATGTCGATGGTGGTGAGGTCTACCAAGTCAAACTAAGGAACAGCGGTAAACCCTCACCAGAGTATCTCGCCATGGTGAAGAAGTGCCAATGGTGGGAAGACCACTTCATCATGTTGAACGGACTCAGCAAAGAAGAGTTCACCAAAGTCATGCGTAAGTGCGCAGAAGATAGAAGAAAGGGATCAATCCCTGCTTAACAAAACCAAGAAACAAATAAGTAAAGAAAGAAAACAAATGCCTAATCATACAACAAATGAACTGACCGTTGTCCACAAGAAAGATGGATCGAAGGTCATGCATATAGACGACCCCAAGCTACGGGATCTCCTTAAACGCTTCAGCCTAGACAGGGTGATACCAATGCCGGAGGAACTAAAGGGGACAACGTCCCCATCAGATAGCCCAAATTGGTACGACTGGTCGGTGGATAACTGGGGGACTAAATGGGATGCGTATCCTTCTTATGGCTATGATGCCAATGAGGATGAGACCATCGACCTGTTCTCTACGGACGGTAAGTTCTTTACTGCCTGGGCGCCACCCATTCCCGTCATTCGGAAGCTACAAAATGACTTCCCCGAATACGAGTTCACTCTGGAATATGTAGATGAGGGCTGGTTCTTTGCCGGTGCCCTCATGGCAGACGGAACAGACTTATGTCTGACAGAGCAGAAAGAAATCATAAAGTATGCGCTCCGTTTAGGGGCAACCACAGAAGAAGAGATCGAAGAAATGCAAGCATGAGCTTGTGCAACCAAACCAAAAACAAAGAAGACAAAATGAAAGTAAACGTAAACTACCCACTGCCCACCGTCCACCTGAATGGCACTCCTAAAGAGATGCTGTTAGAGGGTGAGGAGAAAATTCAGGCAGCCCTTAACAGTGTGTCTGAAGCCTTGCAGGAGTGCGTATTCCACAGCAGAGACTACTACATGCAGGAGGGAAATGCATTCACGCGAGCAGTAGAGGAGAGGATGAAGCATGTCGAAAACCTCACTGCATTCAAGGAGTATAACCTTGAGCAAGTAATGCACCTCCGCAGCCAAGACTAATGAAAGAAAACAAAATGAAAGTAAATAACCTAAAGGAATTCCTTGTAGCAAGGAAGTGTGGTGAGGAAGACTTCTCTGAAGTGGAACGAGCAACCTTCAAGTATACAAACTGTGGTGCTTGGATAACTGAAGAAGAAGCAGGGATAAGGGTAGGTTCCATTGTCGAAGGGTGTGACCATGACACTGGTGTTTATGGGGTCAACTATCCCTTTGAAATTGACGACTTTTGGAAAGCCCTTGAGTCAGTAGAGAAGGAGGCAGAAGAGATATGGAATGATACTCATGGGTGTGAGGACTGTGGAGAAGAAAATCCAGAGACCGGCTACACACCCATCAACTCTGAGTGCAAGACCTGTAATGGGGAAGGCACAATCTTATAACAGAAAGGAAACAAAATGAAAGCAAAAGAAGCACTAGAACTAGCCATTGAGCTAGTGTCGGACCGGCTTGATCTCATCCGGCAAAGAGAACTGGATGAGCGAGACGGTGTTGAAGAAGGGAGACTCAAGGAAGCCTTGAGTTGCCTAGAAGAAATACATGAAGCACCCAAAGGGGCAGAAGAAATAAGTGAAGCAACCATAGTAGCATGGAGGCAAGAATTAGCTGAACATGAGGCTGAGAACATGAGCCATGGTGAGTTGATTGATATACTCATTGATGGCTGTGAGGGCTACAGCAACATGGATGCCAGTGAAATATCTAAGCTACATAAAAGGTTTATAACCTATTAGAAAGGAAACATATGAAACGAGTAATTCATGTTAACCAGCACATCATTAAGCGTAATGCAAAGACCGGAGAGCAGATGCCCCCACTGACTTGCAAGACCTATAAGAGTAATGACAAGTGCAGCGAGATCATCATTAACAAACACACCAAGGTGGTTTACAGACCAGACAAGCCCCTCTCTTGTGGGGCAAAGGTTTGGATTGAGACCACTGAACCTATAGAATGCATATAAAAAAGAAAGAAAACAAAAATGAATAAACCAAATAAAAAATACTCGATCAGTCTAACGGCTGCGGAGTGGGACATAATTGCCCGAGCTGTGCAGAGTGGTGAGATGGAAGTTCACTTCTTTATCGAAGAGGTAGACGGTCGTGATGTTGATGCCAAGCTGGACAAACTTTCGGAAACCATTGGCAAGTTTGTTAGCCAACTCAAAGTAGAATAGAAAGGAAACAAAATGAATAAAGGACCTACACAAAAAGCCCTGGAACTTGCCTATGACTTGACATATGACAGGCTCTGTCTCGTCGAGCAGCAGGGAATTAAAAAGCGCGACTTTGCTGAAGAAGCACAACTGAAACTGGCCATGACAATCTTAACTCACCAGATACAGGATTCTATGGAGGATCGGCTACGGTTGATCATGGAGGACTTTATCTCTGAGGTTAGAGAATATCTTGGTGATGGCTGTAAACTCGTAGAGGACAGCGAGACCATCATAATGAACCAGATAGAGATAATGCGAAATGGAATCCTAGAAGTAATAAACCTAAATAAATAATGAAAAAGAAAGTAGGGGTTACACGCCCCATTCAAATGGAGTTCGCCCGTATGATGCGGGAGGACAATACAATAACAGATGCTTGTGAATATCTTCATGAGCATTTCCACTGGCGTGAGCCAGAGAAGCGTGGGACATGGGGTTACTTCGCACACCGCATGGACCGAGTGTTGGTGCATAAGATACCTCAGTTCACTGTCTTTGCGGATGGCAACATGAAGCTACCCTTCAAGGCATACAGCAACCTGCCCATTGTCACCTGCCCTGGTGCGGGGGGATGTAAGGACTACTGCTATAGCTTGAAGGCGTGGCGTTATCCGGCAGCCTTCTTCAGGCAATGCCAGAACCTTTGGCTCCTGCGCCATGCGCCATCGATCCTGCGAGATGAGTTCCTGAAGTTTGATGAAGGGATCACCTTCAGGCTCTATGTTGATGGAGACTTCCATGATCTACAGGCTATGAGGTTCTGGTTCAACCTGCTAGGGGAGAGACCGGACATCCAGTGCTATGGCTACAGCAAGTCATGGGAGTTGTTCCTTTCATGGGCTAGTGCAGGAGGTAGCTTCCCTGTCAACTACAAACTAAATTTGTCCAATGGATCAATCTATAATCAAGAAATGCGGAAGCAGGTGGAGGAGTTGCCATGCACACGGGGAAACTTTGTAGTTGTTGACATACCAAAGGAAGCAGACGCACCTATAGGCAACCGCACTAACCTTTACCGGAAAGCAGTGCGTGAAGCTGCCAAGCTGGCTGGCTACGGTAAGGTCTTCGTATGCCCTGGCCAGTGTGGAACCTGCACCCCGAAGGGTCACGCATGTGGCCTTGATACATTCAACGACATCAATATTGCTATTGGTGTCCACTAAACCAAACCAAAGAAAACAAAATGATGAACTATAACTTCAATGAAGACATGAGAATATGGTCTGACATAGAAGGTGAGCGATATCCAGAAAGAGCTTGGCTGCTTTCTAATGCCGACACCTGGCACAAGAACCCACACTATAAGGGGGAACCTAAGCCACATCCCGAAACGGATTGTTATGACCCAAAAGACATTGGTGAAAACTACCAAGAGCCTGATTCAACCCCAGAAGAAATAAAGAAAGCATATGACAGTATATAAATACCATACACTAGAACGAAGTAACTACTTCTCAGTAGAGAACAAGGAAGCCTTTATCAAAGAGATGGAAATGGCAGGTATTAAATGGTGGGCTGGAAACAGACCAGATAATACCTACAAAGTGGCAATTGCCGCTGACCCCGCAAAGGGCGGGACATTCCCTGTAATGATAAACAACCCAGACACTAATGAGGAAGAGCCTTTTGACATCCGAACAGTGGTTCGCAAACACCTATCTTGGCGGGACACCGCAGTGCTGGTAGGTATCATGTCAGAAGGTATCTCCTATGTAGACGGGTGGGCTTGTATTATAACCAGAAAGCTGGAGCCTGTGAACATGACACTCAGTCAATGGGTGCATAACACATTGAACCGTATGGATATAGAAGCCTCTGAGTTTATAAACTAAAAAGAAAATACTTTGAATATTAACTTGTTATTTAATCACATTAATATATTATTAAACTAATGCATATTTTAAGGGAAATTGAGCCAGATGGGCTGCCAATTATGGTTGATGCCATAAAATCGGAGATAGGGGAAGTTCTTTCCCTTCGCCTGTTTCCCATCCATGAGGATGATTCAGGAGCCAAGTATGTGGGGGAAGAGTTTCCGCTCGACCTCCTAGACTTTGCACCACGTTCAATGGTGCTATTACAAGAAAACAAAAACGAAAATGAAACTGATAAAGAAAAACACAATGAATAACCTCCTACCGGCTGTATCTCAGGTATCTGGATATAGTAAAGAGGAGTTGTTAACACAAAGGCATCATGCTCTGACCCCTTGGGTTCATCTGGGTATGTATATTGCACATGAGTCGGGGATGTCCCACGAAGAAGCCGGACAAATGTTTGGGCGCGGGGCAGTCTCCAGTTGGAAAACAAAGAACAAAGTAAAAGAAAAGAGTTCTGACGAAGGAGTTCATCAAGCAATGCAAGAGATACTCCGAGTTAAAGAACAGCTAGATGAATATGAATCGTGAACCTCTACCAGATTATAGAATATATCTTACTGTGGATCCTGCTAGGAAGCGTGTGGTTGACACTAAGCATTTCGACATGCGCCCTGATCAGTGCGCAAAGCAGGATGGAACAGAAACTACGGAAAAAGAAATAGTCATCCGTGTCCAGAAGAAGGGTACGGGCAAACCAAAATAGAAAACATAAAAAGAAAGAAAGTAAATGTATGTGGATTATACCGAAAAACATATCAGACACCTCTCCCTCTGTAGCGGATACGAAGGGATCGGGCTTGGACTCCGAAGAGTTCTCCCAAATGTGCGCGAAGTCGCTCATGTGGAGATCGAAGGATTCGCAATCGCAAACTTGGTTGCGAAGATGGAAGCGTCTCAAATGGATGCAGCACCTGTGTTCACGAACCTTAAAGAATTCCCATTCAGAAAGTTTCGTGGATGCGTGGACATCCTCACTGGTGGATTCCCCTGCCAACCATTCAGCAACGCAGGAAGCCGGAAAGCAACAGAAGACCCCCGACACCTCTTCCCATACATCCTCGACGGGATCAGAGAGTGCAGACCAGCAGTTGTCTTCCTCGAAAACGTCGAAGGCATCATCTCCTGTAAGACCGGAGATGGAGAACCCGTTCTCCAATATGTCCTCCGAGAGTTGGAAAGCGTGGGTTACAGCGCAACGGCAGGAATATTTAGCGCGAGCGAAGTCGGTGCGCCCCATCAGCGGAAGCGAGTATTCATTATGGGGTACTCCAACAGCGATGAGTCGTCCGCGCTCAGAAGCCACATTGAAGAAATGCTTGGCCTTCAGACAGAAGCATGGGAAGACGAGTGTCCCTCTATATCTGGAGGAGCAGGTGAGGGAGCAGTGGGCAACACCCAACACGATGGACAGCTTGCCACAGAGATCAGAAGAAGCCTTGAGGAGGCAAGCGCAGACAACCCGCAAGGGTCGGAAGAAGCCGGCGAATCTGCGGGAACAAGTAGACCCGAAGGCAGTGGAGGTATACCAGCAGGAGAGCCTGAACTGGCCAAGTGCGACAGTGGCAGGGCTAGTGGAAGGCGGGGTAGCGAGGAACGTGGGGATGAACTCAAGCGGGTTCTGGGCGGAACGGGAGAACGGAGTGCGTTACGGAGCGAAGCTACGAGATGCAGTAATCCACTTGGAGCAGGGAACCCTGAAGAGTTGGCCAACACCGACAGTGAGGGATGTGAAGGGTCCGAGTGCGAGAGCTTACAAGGGCAAGCCGGAGAACCTAGCGGACATAGAGTTGAAGAGTTGGCCAACACCGACAGTGGCAGAGGCGGGGAAGATTGGAGGCAAACCGAACTATGGCCAACTGGGACTGAGCAATCACCCAGAGGTACACGGCTACGGAGTCCAGAGGGAGCCGTTGCACAAGGACAGGAAGGGGTTAGCCAAGGCTGGCCTGCCAGACCAGAGGAAGACCAATACGAGTGGGAAGCCCCCCGCACCTTCTCAGGGGAAGCTCAATCCCGATTGGGTGGAACACCTGATGGGAGTGGAACCGCAGTGGACCCAGCTACCAACAGAGTGGATCGACTAAGGTTGCTTGGCAACGGGGTTGTTCCGCAAGTAGCTGCCAGAGCATTCCTTGTTCTATTCAACCGTCTGGTCAAGTAAAGCAGATGAGTAAATATAAACGCACGGCATACCTGTGCAAAGAAGGTAGCGATTGGACAATCGTTCCTAATGGCGGGTATAAGGAATACAAAACATCCTCTTATAAGGATGCTAAACACCTAGCTGCATTTATGAAAATGCGGTTACTAAGAATGAAAGCCTGGGATACAAAAGAAAAATGACACCAGAACAAATACAAGGGATTCTGCAAATCGCAGTCCTACCGGCACATGGCATCGCTTTAATGCTGTGGTGCCTTTACCTAAACAAGAAAGAAAAAAGCAATGACAAAACTAGAAAAACCAATAACCCGTGAGGTAACACTTAACGGAAAAGAATACTATGTAACCCTCGACCCTGGCAACAACCAGTCAGTAGTGAGCTTCAAGGAGAAAGGGAAGCGCGGGCGCAATGCGCCCTTCTTCCTGATTCCTTTAGAAGACTTACTGGACCAGTTATCAGGAGTCAAGTTAGCAGATACTCCTAAACAGGAGAAGCTGGACACCACAGCCATGGCTCACAAGATATGTGAAGAGGAGGAAATCTACATCACCACTGAAGAGATAGACGGTGTGCCTGACAAGTTACGCCTGTCCGTTAAAGGGCAGAGCAACGAGTGGGTCGCAAATATTGATGAGTGGCGTAGCCTTTAATCCTTCTCGTTAACATCAATAAAACGGCCAAAATCCTTCGTGGCTTCTCTCCAGTAAGTTATCCTGTCTGCTAAGTCAGGGTATCTTCTGGAGAGATCCATGATGGATCTCCGCATCTGGAGTGTCATCTGAGGAGTCCTGATCTTACCGGCTCTTCGTAAGAGGACGGCATCCTTCTTGGTCAGTAGGTCATTGAGCTTACTATTAAAGTAACGCTCGCTTACGCCAAGACTTATTAAGCCCTTCCTGAACCGCATTGCCCTCTGGGCAATCTTAGTATAACCCTCAACCTGCCCCGCAATAATCTCCTCAATCGCACTACGAGTTAGTGGTTTCTCATACTTCAGCACCCCGCGTTCCCTCGCGAGTTGCATCTTCTGCGCCCCCAGTTTCCTGAATATACTATCAGCTATCTTATCAGGCTCAATTTGATATGGCTTGGTAGGCAGGAACTCTGCTAACAAGATACCTTGCGGGGTGTCGAGGAAGGCTTCCCTGTCAGCTTCTGTGGCAGCCATGTACTTTTTAGCCAATCTGTCTATTGTTGGTGGAGCATAACCACTAACCAGAAGATGCATGAGCCTACGCGCCATGCTCTCCATCGGACCGTCACTGACTTTTGAAATCTGCTTGCCGTTGGCATCCTTATCTGCAAGAGCTTCTTGAACGGCTCCGGCTGCAATCTGCCCCTGAAGGAATGGGACACCTATGAAACTCTTCAAGAACATCTCGAAAGCCTCTTGATGTCTTCCGCGCTTTGTATACTCCCAGAAACGCGCACCACCATCTGTCATCATGGCAAATGGATTAACAAAAGTTAAGTCCCAGGACTGTAGCTTGCCTCCAAGGCGGGTGTAGAAAAACGTGTGGGTCTTCAAGTAACTTGGGACAGCTTCCCTCAAGACCTCGTCCTCTTCATCTGAGATTTCAGCAAGGGCTTTTAAGGCTGTCGGAATAGCGTATCCTGCGGCTGCTACAACAGCAGACATACTGCTCATTCTTTTTAGCCCACGCTTAACTAAGACGGGGTTGCCACTCCGTATCTCACGCCCACCTAATTTGTAGGTGTTAATCATGATACGGGGGACTTCCATTGTGAACCGGATAAAGGGAGCAAACACCATTCCTATAATAGAGTTTTGCATTGCGCGAGTTAACGGGGCAGACCTACTGTATGACTGGGCAGTATCGAGAACCTTGGTGGCGGCCTCCTGCTTTAACTGGTAGTCTGTCGCGTTAAAGAGCTTATCTTTGTCACTTGTGGCAGCATCCCGTGCGTTATGTAGCACACCTAATTCCTTCTCGAAATAGGCTATCTTGTAGAATGAGTCCACAAGACTGGACAACTGCCGGAGTTTGGCAAACACAGCTTTTCCTTTCTTAGTAACCTTGCCTAACTTAGCTGCCTGCTTAGTTAACGTATCTAACTGTTCCAAGACAGCGTCCTCACTAACGCGCCCCTCCAAAATATCCATCAAGACTTCTGCTGTAAGGTCATCCTCAATTAGACGTAGCCCACTAAGTTCCGCTCTATACTCTTCAATGCTCTCAGGGGTATACAAAGAACGGCTGGTTTTAATCTGATTCAATATGCGTAAAGGGTTAACAATAATCCCCTGCGCTGGACCAAAGAATAACACGTTAGAAAGAACATTCCTTATATAGAAACCGACAGAACCTAAAGTCTTGGATGCCATCGCATAGCCAGTAAGCATACGCGCCCCCTTCTTGATTCTATTCTCAAGTTTATGGTCGAGTGTTAGTATGTCATCCAACGCCTTTTTCGTTGTTATGTTCTGGACATCCTTAACAACTTCAGGTGGGGCATACAACGGTCCCTTATCTTTGGCTTTTCCATTTTCGTCTTTCTCGAAATGTTTGGCAAATGGGTTGATTTGGACTACTCCTTTTGCATATCTAGATTTGCTCACTGCATCTGGATCTACCATTTCCCACCTGAATTCTTTTTCCCCCCTGCTCTTTCTGTCCTTATTGACTTGAATAAGTTCTTCCCTTGTGAGGAACCAGCGATCCTCCAAGTTTTCACTAGAGCGTCCTGTTGCTATAATGTTCTCTATAAAGAGTTGGCGGCTGGTAATCTTACCTACGTTCTGGAACGAGCGCATCAAGTTAAAGTCACCACGATCAAAGTCCGGCATATCTGGACCATACTCACCCAGCAATCTCCTTTGATATTCAGGTAAATCCTTTTTCTCTCTGAGAGAGTCAACAAAAGCAGTGGTTCGATCCGCTTCCTCAGAAGTGGTTTGCTTATAGTTGTTTAAGAAATCTTCCATCAAACTCTTTCCGAAACCGGCATCCCCCAGCTTCGCTTCCACCGTAGCCATGAACTCTGCATCTTCTGCTATTTGTTCGCGCTTCTCTCTACGAGATAAATCTTTCCAGTTAGGATTATTAGCTAGCCAAGAGTCGCTATTGTCACGGGTAATACGTTCCGAATCAATTAGGCTTTTCTTAAAGTCTTCTTCAAATAGTCCAATGGCTTCTTGTCTGAGGGAGTCAAACCTGTCAGATGTTAATACCAAATCAATCCATCCACTATCATCAAAAATCCGATATGACCTAGTTAGGTAAATACCTAATTGATTATCGATGTGTAGTTTGAGATTAGGGTTCGCCGTTCCAAGTTGATTAGCTAATGTTTCGGAAAGTAAATCTACTTTGTCGCGCAACTCATTCAGAACATTTACTAAAAGGAATCCACCATTTTCCTTTTCGATCATCTCAATTGCTAAATTGCGTTCCTCTTCAAGCTCTACTCTTAGCTGTGCCTTCTTACTCTGTATTGCGTTATTCTTTTTGGAATTGGCGTCCTCCAAGGCAGCCGTATACTCTTCACTTGTTAAGGACTCATCCTCTTCAATGGCGCGGACATCTGCATCATAGGCGTCCTCTATAACATCCATCTGATCCTCTGTAAGCATGATGCCCCGCGTGGAACCTGTTGCACTTTGGATGATATCAATTGGCGCACGATCTAATGAACCATAGACAGTTTTAATTGCATCTTCATATGTCTTCTTGAACTGCTGGAGTTCAGTCTCAATGAACTTCTGGTAGCCTACATATTGAGAGAAGAGCCTCTGTAAACGAACATCCTGTTCTCCCTGAAGTGATTGGAATCTTGGTTTTGTGTATTTTCCTTCCAGTTCAAAAACTGGAAGTTCAAGCAAACCTAAAACAGGACTAAAGTTGATGCGCTCCTCAACAAACTGCTGGGGTGGGGTTGGCTGAGTAACATCGGGAGCATCCCCAGGGGCGGGTGCTGCTTTAGGCGCTGGCTCTACAGGGACACCCTCTGACCTGTAGTGATTGATCACATAATCAATTCCCTTGTTGGGGTCTTCCACATTGAAGGGCATTGTTAAGCCGGCTCTTGAGTCACCCCGCATAAGGCGTAACTCGCCAACAATACGGTTGATTGCAATATCATAATTGGAGTTACTCTTGTTTGCTCTGGATGCCTCTACCAGTTTTACCAAAATAGCTTTGGCGTAGAAGAATATTAAACTAACGAAATTGGGATTGGTGCGAGCTAAGGCTTCATCTGCTAGACTGGTTCGTCCGCGCACCATACGCATCACCCGCTCTGATAGGTGTGCTTCGACTATCTCTTCTGCAACCTGCGCCCTGCTTGCTGGGTCATTAAGCCCTGCTAAAGCAGTCTCTCTCTGGGCATCTGTTGCATAAACTTGTTCAACCATGCGTTGTAACTGGATGTCTGACATCTCAGCCACTGTGTCATTAAGCATCTCTGAACTGACTGCCCTCATGGCTGCAATACGCGCAGAGGCGAGAGTTACCTGTGATTGGATCAGGTCTAAGGCTGGTCCTTTTTCTAGGTCTTTTGTCATCTCATGTATCCCGAATGGGTTTACATGGATCGTTGACCCTTCTTCAGTTACTGAATACCAGATAGGTCCGTTGGGGACGCTTTCATCAACATCATTAGCGACATTGGAAACCATTTGGAAAGCCATCTCCTTGGCAGAATTAGAGAGTTCAGTTATACGCTTTTGATCCTCCGTAAGAGATTCAAAATCACTGCTCTGATAAGGCTCTGGGGAACCCATTGCTGCCGGTGGTCTTGGCTCTACTGCTCTGATAGTCTCTTGAACATTCTGACCATTTATTTTTGTAATTTGACTGGATTCAATCTCAACAGGGCCAACAATATCATCTACTAAAATCTTATTTCCATCAACCTCTAGAACCTTCACATCCCCATCTTCTGGTTCCATCCAATCATACCTAATAGTATCTCCGACTGCTACGTTTACAGAGGGTTTACTTGCAGGAGTTGCTGGCTCTGGCTCTGGCTCTGGCTCTGGCTCTGGCTCTGGCTCTGGCTCTGGCTCTTGGAGCATTTTTGTCCGCGCATCTTCAGCTATTTTTTGTGCCTCTTTAAGGGTATCTATGTCCTCACCCTTATCAGGATCCGGTTGCTTAATTGCCATTCCATTGACACTGACTTCGTAACCGATTTTGGTCTTAGTAATTAAAAATTCTAAAGCTCCAGCCTTGGCCTTGTGGTCATTCCCATCCTGTTTCCAGTCCAAAGCTGGGGTTTCTTCAGGTGCAGGTGTTGCCTCGCCTTGGGCTACGTCTGGCCTTGTGTATGTAACCCCATCCTTCGATGTCCCCTTTACCCACCCAGCGTCTTCCAGTTCTTGAAGACGTTCTCTCAACAAAGGCGCCATGTATGGTGGCGTAATCTTAGCATCAGTCTTGATTGTGAATTGTCGTAATGCCTTCCTCAAGTGGGTCAAATTATGACCACCATGATGGCGTTTGGATATAAGTTCTACATCGCCCTGCTCATAAACAAAGTCCCACGCAGGCATCATTTTATTAATGACTCCCTCCAGGCCATTAGGATCAAATTCAAGCATGACCCCCTTGTTGTCATGCTGGCCTAAAGCAAGATTGGGAGTATTGGCAAAGTATATGTCCTCATGTAGCTCCATGTTCCAATTGGAGTTAGGCATTAGAGCTAGAAGCCCCGCTGCCCCGCCAGGATTTATGCCAACCTCACGATGCAAAACAGGTGCAAAGTCTGAAAGTGGACGATCATAATTTGTATCCAATATGGGAGGGAGTTTTGGCTTTATATCAGGTGTAGGTGCAGGTGCAGGTGCAGGTGCAGGTGCAGGTGCAGGGACCGGCTCAGTCTTTGCGGGTGTAGCTGGTGCTGTTGATTCAGTCTTTGCGGGTCCGAACGCATCAATCAACGTCTCTTTAATTTCATCATTTATGTCTGATACAAAAGACCAGGTAATCTCGTCTTCAGCTACCTCAACACTTGCTTCAATCTCGTCATCTATCCACTGCCTTGCTTCTTCTAATTTGTTTGTGACTTCAAAGGTATAATCTTCTGGTTTTGTTTTAGATGTCCACCCCTCTGCTCTTATATACCAGGATGTGCCATACTCCGGCGACTTAAATCTTTCAATTTCAAACCCACGATGGGTATATAGCCCAGGCTTTATTCTCTTAGGGTGTAAGCCCTTACCAGACAACATTTTGTTGAAGAAAACCTCATCCAATTCTGTTGCCTCTGGTGCAGGTGTGGTCGGTGCAGGTGTAGCTGGTGCAGGTGTAGCTGGTGCATCTACCCCTTCCTGTTCCTGGGGGATACCACCTTCCTCCAGCATCTTGGCGACTTGCTCATTCGCTGGGTGTTCTGGGAAGTTTCTGGGTAGATTATCTCCGCGTAAAGCAGCCGAATAAAGCTCTGCTCTTTCACGCTCAACAGTAGAATCCTCTCCGGCTTCTTCTTTCTTCTTGATATCCAACAGGATTTTTTGGTGTGAGAGCCACAGGTAGGATTTCTCAAGCTGGGTTTGTCTGGAAGCTCCTCCTATGACCGCCCCTTCTTCGGTGAACTGCTCTTCAGTAAACTTGTATATTGCAGATAGCCCCGCACCCTCCAGTTCTTCTGGGGCAGTTACCTTGAAACCTGGCTGCTTTTCAATAGGGTCACCTGATTTCTTTACACCCTTTGGTGAATCAAACTGCCGTTTCTCTCTGAAAGATGAGAAACCTGCACCAATATCGTTGGCTAACTCCTCAACGACATCTTCAGTGAGGACTCCCTTAACATCAACAAACGACCTGTCTGTAATGTTTATTTCTGGGCGCTCGCTCGCTTTCCTTTCAACTTCCTCAAGCTGGGCTTGAACTTCCTTGTCTTTTGCAACCTGCGCCATGCGCTGGTGAACAAGTGCTACATTCCGAAAGACGGAGCTATATGAATCAGTAACTCCTTCAGAAGCATCGACGCCTAAGTTTTCATTAATGGCTACGGCATGGGTCAGGGTGGGTCTGCTGTATAATTTTACAGGTTGCCCAGCGCGGAGACCCCTTGCAGCCGGCATCAGTTGGGGACCATACTCGCGCCTTTCTAATTCTGCTACGTCATCCTTTGTAGACCTATTTTTATTGGCAGCCTTACGCACATCATTATAGATAGGTTTAGCTACCCATGAACCATCAGTCAGGTCATTGGCAATCACTGCGAAGTTCAGGTCTGCTGCGGCTTTAGTTTTATGCCTGAATGGAGAGCCAAGCTGGTCTCCTTCAAGAGTAACTATACTAGTAAACCAAGTAACTTTTTTAGGCGCATCAGCTATCCTCTTGGCCTCTAGTTCAAGAATCTCTTGGGCTAACTCTTTTTTGTTTTTGCGTGAGCTTTTTAGACCTAACTCCTGCAATAAGTCATTTTTTGACGAAGATTTTACTTTAGCATCAATAGCTTCGTCAGAAATAATTGAGGGTGCGGGAGCTTCCTCTGTTACGAAAAACCGCTGTACAGCAAAGTTACCAACCTCGTAGGTCTTGGTATTATCTGTAATCTTTATCCGTTCGATTTCCGTCTGCGAATCCTTATGGAGTGTGCCATTCTTTTTTATCTTATAAGGCAGTGTTACCTTTTCAACTGGGGCATCTTCAGGAACCTGCTCGTCAACGACTGTATACATGCCGGCTTTGGTAGGAACCAAAGCAGCACTGTGTGGGTCGAGCTTGTTGGCAGGGAGGTGTTTATTGAGTTTGTCTTGAGCCTCTGCCAGACCTGGTAGGTTATAACCCTGCCGAGCAGCAATTCCATCCAGTTTGTTGATCCACCCGTTACGGTCATGGATACCGAAAGCAGGATACCATTTACCAACTTCATACTGCCCATCAGCATTGGAGTGCTTTTGGTTAAAAAGGTAGAATGGTAAAGGAACATCATTAACTTCAACCACAACGATAATATCGTCGCCCTGTTTCAGTATGGGAGACTTACCATCTTTGGGGTCTTCCTTCATGGAAGGTGCGTAAGTATACGGAATAGAATGGAAAGTAAGGCCAGCTTCCTGCGCGTCTTTTAACTGCGCGGTTGCGGCTTGCTCCTGAGTTCTTCGATCCTCCTCTGAAGGACCGGCCTCTTGGTTAGGATGTGCTACCCTAAAATTCTCATGGAATTTTTTAGCAGGGAAAGTCCCTACTGGATCCTCTTCCATAGGAGGTACGAAATTCTCATTGTAGTAACGCAGTCGATCAGATTCATGGCGCTTCTGACGAGCCTCACTAACTTCAGGATAATTCAACGTGTCTATATTTCGCTGTCTGCGGAGGTATGCCTCCTGAGCAGCATCAGCATCCTTCTTCAGGTTATAGAACCACACCGAACTCCTATCATTATACTCTGCATCGGTTTCGCCTGCCGACTTAATGGGAGGCTTAACGAGGACTTTATTAAAGGTGTCTGCCCACTCTGTCTGGGCGACCTCCTTGGCAGCTTCAAGAGAATCAAAGGAGTTAAGTCCCTCTTGAGGAGCATCTGGCTGTGTTGTCTGGGCGCTGGCCGGATCAGGGTAACCCTCAAGTGGAGCAGCTGTAGCCGTTCTTCGTAAGTCATCTTGGAACCTTGAGCCTTGCCTAAGCCTCATCGATCTCTCAATCTGACCAAATAGCTGACCATTGACCCTAAGAATAAACCTGCCGTCTTCCTGCGTTATTGTGAAAGTTCCATCAGTTGAGATGTTAACACCATCGGCTTCCTCAAATACTAAATCAGGAACTTTCTCATCGCGGGAGCCATACCAAACAGCAGCTTCCTCTGGGTAGTCAAAGAAACGAACTGCCTGAACATCACCTGCCTCATTGATCGGACCAGTAACTCCAACACCTTTTTCAACAACATACCATTTGTCCTGTGGAGAATCTACCCGCGCCCCTGCAATAGCCGGAACCTTCTTGATAAGAACCCGATCCGCCTCTGTTCCAAGTCGGTAGTCCTGTCCAACTCTTGTTAGGGGGTCTTTCTGTTTCTTTGTTCTCTGGAGGATTCCGCGAATAACAGAAGCTCCATGAGTCGAAGCAAAGCTGGATCTTGGCATTTCAGTTGCTGCCAACCAGTCTGTCTCCACAACTTGGGAATAGTAGTCCGCCACGACACCCTCAACGGCTACAACAAGGCTCTTGAGTTCCTTGCTAACTGATGAGAATCCTTTGGCGAAATCCTTTACAAACTGCTTTAAAGATTTAAGTAACTGGGCGAAAAAGCCACCCATCTTTGACGCTCCGGCAAAGATACGCTCCTCAGAGATTGTACCTGCTGTCCGCCCTTGGCGAGCTTCAATAATTTGTCTGGTTATTTCTGCGACAATCTGATCTTCGGTAAGTTGGGGTTCGACCTTCTGGGGTTCTTGTATTTGTAAATTAAGTTTCTTACCTGGGTGACTTTTTTCCCATCGCTCCTCTATTGTTTTCTTGAGTTTTTCTGCGGCTTCTCTAGCCTCCTGCTCAGTTGCAAAGATTAACCGTGATGCAGGTTCAGTGGTAGGTGCCGGTCCTATCTGCATTCTGGCATCTAAATCCCGCACCGCCTGCTCGTCGGTAGTTACTTCCATCTGCCTATCTATAGGAATGGATTTAACAGGCTTCCTTACTGACAGCCGTAATGTTTTCTTTTCTGCATTATACAGAGGCTCAAACATCACATCCATCTCACCTATACGGCGAGCAACATGACGGGCTACTTCGGCTGTAGCCAACTTGAGGCCATTGGTATTATAAATTTTTGTGTTATTGTCTGGCTCAACAGTTGCGCTAAAAAAGATTGGGTCTGTTGGACTACCAGGTTCCAATACTTCGCCCCGCTCTAATACTTCTTGTTTAGAGATAGTTAGCTTCCAAACAGGATTCTTATTCTCGTCTTCTGTGGCTTCTATTTGGTAACTTGTAGGCTTTGTATCTCCTTTAAATTGTTTACTAAAGCTGAAAGAACCATATTTTTTCCCATCAACTTGGGCAACGCGGGTTCTTCTAGTAGTGGCTTTCCATGCACCCGCAGATACTTTACCCTCTTTTAAGTTAGCAACCAGTTCTTGCTCTTCCTCAGTTAAATGTGTGACTTTAATGGGAGTCTCAACTAAGGCATCCCCTGACCAACCAAGCCCTGCAATTTTAATTGGAGTTTTTCTTGGGTCTGAAGCCGGAAAATCTTTTTGAATCCATTCATGGTAAAGCGTTTCCTGTGTAGTTTCAGACAAGCTGATCTTGTAACCAGCTTCACCTGGCAGAACCACATCCTCGACAGGGATATTTAAATAGAGGGCAACGGCTCTGCGCCGGACATCCTCTTGAAGATTTTCAGAACCCTCAATAGAGTTATAGAGATCATATTGTTTGTTAGCCACATAGGTTGCGAACCCTTTGCCTTTTACGCCCCCTGGTAAATCCCCGAAAAAGGGAGCCTTCTTCGCAGCAGTTAACTTGTTCCATTCTGTTCTGTATTGGTAATATTCAAGAGCATGAACTAACTCATGCCCCATGATTTGATCAAAAAAGGAATAGGTATCTGATTGGCTACTAAGTTCATTTGCGAATGAAGCTATGTTAACTTGGATTATGATGTCACCTCTGGGAGTGAGAATGACTTCGGCCATGCCAGGGCGCCCATCAACCTCCCCCTGCATTTCAGACTCACTGGCAACTCTAACATTAATAAAGTAGTTGCTAAGAGCCTGAGCATGTAGCTCTTGCCACTGGGTCAGAACTTTTGTTAATCCTGCAACAGTTCCTAGCTCCGCTGAAGGGACTACCTCTTCTAGAACGCGAGTAAAACCCTTCTTGGCTGTGGCCTGAGCAACTTCCTCAACGATGCCCCCCTCTTGGGTTAATTGTGTGTTCCTCTTATCTAACTTAATTTGTCTTTGCCGTTCTTTCTCTTTGGCCTCTTTCTCTTCGGCCTCTTTTACTTTTCTGGCTGTTTCTTCTTGGGCTAATTTTGCTCTTTCTTGTTCTTTTTGTTTTTTCTCAAGTTGTCTGCTTGCCTCTGCTCTAGCTTTCTCTGCCTCACTTACCTTTTGCCTTGCTGCTTCTTTATCCTTTGGTGTTGAATCCTTGTTTTCTTCAACATTGGCCAGATTATCCTGAGCAGCTTTTAATTCTGCATCTTTTTCATCTTGATTAATTTTAGCTTGTTCTACGTCAGTATTGGCTTGCTTTAATTCGTTACTGGCTTCTAGGGGCTTTGATGTCGCAGGCCAATGGTGTCTTCTTATTTCTTCTTCCGAAGTTTCAACCTCTGCTCCATCTCTTTCTCGATTTAAAATTACTAGTGAACCAGCGGGGTCGCCCAAAACCCCATCGACAACATGTCTCTCGCCATTAAAGATTACGACATCTCCGTAATCTATACGCTCAGAGCCTGTCCACAGGGGTGGGGTAGTAGTCGGCGCAGGTGTGGCTGGCGTGGGTGCGGTTTCTGCTGTTGTAGTCCGGCGTGTTGGGGTTGTCTGGCGTCGAGAAGTAAGCAACTGATCTCTAATTGCTTTGGCAGATAATGGGGAGCCAGTCTCCTCTAAGCGGTCAGCTATATCATTGGCAATTATTTTAGCTTGTTTTTTCCTGAAACGATCAGGGTCAGGAAGAGTATCTACTCCCTTTGCGCGAACAACAGCACCGCGCACAGCGGCAACACCGCCACCTAAAAAGCCACCAACCTTACCTGCATTGTAAACCCTGTGGAGCAGGTCAATCATTGGGGTGTTCTGATTAAGGGCGGCATCCTCTATCAATGCAATAAAGAGTTCCTGCGTTGCCTCTTCAGTAGCCTCATCCATGAAACCCCTGACAGGTCCAGGTAATCTTCTTGCCCTAGCTAATGCGGGTTCTTGTTTGCGTAGATGTTTAAAAGCCTTATCTGCGGACTTCTTTAAAACAGCAACAACGGCCTCATCAGATAAACCTGTGCCTGTAATTTTTCTCCGCGCAATATCATTGAAGATACCTTTAACCTGCTTAAAAGTGCCATTACCAGCAAAGACAGATTCAAGACCACCTCGACCCACCGCACTGAATCCAACAGTGACCAATCCGGCGGCGATGCCTGCCGAAATACTATAACCTAAAGCCCTGTCTCTTTTATACTGTTCGTTCTCCTCTTCTGTCAGGTTGGGGTCATCTGGAAGCCCTGAGTAGATAGTGGCATAAGAAGAACCAACCACCCTGTTGGCTACAGAGACAACTGTTGCAGGGTAAAGGTGGCGTTTTTTCGTCCACGCCTTCATCCCTCTATTCAGCATTTGAACCCCTTTTAAGCCTTCATCCCCACTGGCTGCCGCTGTAATGCGACCTGCTGCAAATCTTCCTGCTTTTGATTCCGTTAAATTTTTTACTGAACTTTCTGCAATTTCCTGCCGCATCTCCCTCTTACCTATAGCTTTGGCAATTCCTCTGGCGGTGGCCTTACCTGCAACATAAGTAGCCCCACCAACACCAGCAGAGGCAGAAGCCAGCAGGTAAGTTGCCCCAATGTCTGCGATCATTGGAGTTGCTGTCGAAAGCACCTGATAAGTAGTTCCTAATTCATCACCAAAGAGGTTCGCCAGTTCGGCTCGCTCCTGCATTTCCTTCTGGTGACTGACAAGGTAGTCAAGCGACGAGTCACTACCCAGCATCACACCAACACTGTGAACTAAACCCAACACAGCATCTACCGCAGAAGACCCTACACCGGCTGCTCTATTCTTAAACCAAGCGTAGTTTTCGTCATCGGACAAGAACTCGTCCAGAACACCAACGGGGTTCTCTTTAAAGGCATCGGGGTCAGTTGCCTTTAGTGAGTTCCATTTACTACTAGTAGCTGTGAAGTCTCCCAGAATGCGGTCATATCGACCCACCCTCTGGAGCATGAAAAATTCACGCTGTTGCTTCAACACATCCTTTTGGATTTCTGATAAACCCTTATGTGTATCTATTGCACCATTAAAATCATCACGCCTCATCATCAGGCGCGGGTCTGCTAATGGAATTCCCAATTTGGTAGTGCGAATATTATTAACAGGATTTTCCGCGTCAAAATCAAAGACGTTGTTCTCGTTAGCATGACGAGCAACTAGTTCTTGTGTTAAAGTTCTTATGCGATCCTTTGAATACTTGTCGGAATCTGTGAGCGTTCTGCGCGTTTTAATTCCATGCTTCTCATTATATTGTTTAAGGAGCGCATCCTGCACACGGTGAAGGACGTAAGGAGTATCTTCCAGAGTAACTTCTGTGATTGTCTTGGGATCATCCCCAAACATCTGCTGGAAAATATTAGATCCTTTTTGATAGGACATTAATTCCAGTGCGTCTGTTAAAGGACCACCCTCATCAGACTCTGACTCCTTAGCTAAAAGCTCTTGTAAATCACCTAAGACATCTTTGTCTTGGTCAGCTTGAAAAGCTGATCGATTCCCAAAACCAGAATCAGAAAGACCAAGCGAAACTTGCCATAAATCAGAAGGTGCTAAAGCGCCACTTTTTAGTGAAGCTAAGGCTTCCTCACGCGCACCTTGTTTGTTTTCTAGACCGATAGTGTTGTAGTTACCGGCTTCGACAAAACTATCTCCATCCCTGTTAACTGAAGCAAACGTGAGTTGTCCTCTACGCAGAAGTAACTCCTTTGCCTTGGTAACCTGCTGTGCCTGATCCTGTGGGTCACTATTAATAAAACTGTCTACCCTATCAGCGCCATGTGCGTTCGCAATCCATTTAGAGTCAGTTTCAATACTAGGCTTAAAAGCGGTTGCCTGTAATCCAAGCTGATTGCGCTCTTCCCCAGCGAGACCTTCATCGGCTACGCGATCAATATAGATTTGGCGAAGTTGCGCTTCTTTGTCTGGTGTCAGTCTATCCTGCTCAAAATACTTCAGGCGAGCGTAGTCGATGTAGTGTTTTAATTGTTCCTCTGGATCTGTTATATCTCCAGACTCAACTATTTTCCAATCATCAAACTTTAAAAATGAGTTGGGTGCGTCTTGGACTGAACCAAAGCCGTAACGACTAGGTTCAGTTTCTTCTAGGGTGCCTGGTGTTGCCACAATAAATGAAACTGATTAGATTATTTAAATAACTCTTCTTCTACACTTGGTGCTGTAGGGGCAGCCGCAGGGGGCGCACCTGTCGAAGCCGACAACGCCTGAATTAATTCACCAAAGACTATACGAAGATCCTCAATAACAGAATCCTCTACAATAGCCTTATCACCTTTGTTTTTTTCCGCATCCACTATTTTGAGGAGCCTCTGTAATTCTTTCGTTATTTCAGGGAAACTTGATGAAGCGCGAAGAGCATCTGCAATATAACCTGAAATGGCGATGGGATCGGGGTATTTCTCCGTATCATTTAAAATGGCCAAATTTTTCTCAACGGAAGTCTTAGCTTTATCGCGGACTGCCTGAAGACGTAGCCCAGTAGTCGCCTCTCGCGACTTGTCCTTTTCCTCCTGAGTATGGCGAGCCACTTCATATAAAGCTCCCTCCATGTCACCAGCCTTAAATAGTTTCAAGGCTTCCGTAGCACCACTCTGCGCTGCCCATTTTTGAAATCCCATGGCTTTATCATCATCACTCTTCTTACGGGTGATGTCGCGTGTAATAGAGTTAAAGGCAGTCCCTATTAGGTTACTACCCATCTGAGAACTGTAGAACTTCGGATTGGAAAGAGCCTCAGAAACCAGAGCTTTCTCTTTCTGAGAACTGGTTCCGGCTCCACTAAGAATTCGATCTAAACGAGATGACATGTCAGGCAAAGCCTTCTCTGTCTTACGTTGTTGCTTAAACTTGCGCTTATCATCCTTTAGTCTTTGCTGGGTGGCTTCCAGCGCCACCCGCTGACCCCGCATTTGATCTAGGGTTCCGCGCTCCTTCAATGTCTCGCCACCCAAATCAGTAAACTGTTTGGCATAACGGTCGGTTATCATTCTTTGCTGATCCCTGGGCAGGGAAGCCGTATCCTGAAAAAACGCCTGACGCATTGGCAGGATGTCACGCTCATAATCAAAGTCAGGTGAACTGGCCGCCTGTTGAGCAAAAGACAAGGCGTCTTGCGCCCGTGAATCCATACGCCTGAACTCAGGCGTCATGATGTTTGGCTCACGCATCCGAGCCATCTCAGAGGCTGCCATCATTTTACCGGCTTCAGCGCGGAAGCCTTTCTTCGCAAGCCGACGGGCTGCATTGCGCAGTTTGCCGGATTCTCTTTGTAAAGATACTGCTCTGGACATTATAAATTAGTAGCGTGACTCCTCTGTGACGGGTGGGTTATTAGTTCCCCCTGCTCCGTAGCGGGGGCGGGGAGCTTTACGCCCACCTCGCCCATTTTTACGTCTGCGATCTTCATCCGACTGAGTTGGTCTGGGTTTGCCATAACGCTCCTCACGGGTTGTTCTCTCATCGCGGGGATCACGCGCCCCCATTTTCCAATTTTCAGGGTTCTTAACCAAACGATCAATCCACGCCCTACCTTCGGCTCTTTCTTTATCTAGCATAGCTTCACGGGTAGCCCGCGCAGATGAAATCACATTCAATAATTGTTGTGCCGGATCAGGGCCTCTTGTGGCCAGTCTCTCACGGATTTGCTCCTGTTGGGATTTTTCTGGTGGGGGTGTGCTGGTTGTGGGTTCTACGGTAGTCTCAGTAGGGGCAGAGCTAATAGTAGGTGGCATGTTTTTCTTGATGGCTGCTATCCGCGCTGCTTCCTGTTGGGGGTCTTTTGAAGCTCCTCCTTTAGTTACTGTCTCCTCATATCTCTTTTTCTGTTCCTCAGTTAAACCTTCGGGTTTTGATGGGGTGTATTGTATAGGTGGGGCTGTTCGTGCAGTGGTTGTGGTTGTAGGCGCAGTTGTAGTTGGCGCAGGTGTAGCTGGCGCAGGTGTGGGCGCAGGTGTGGGCGCAGGTGTGGTCGGTAATTTGACAGGAGCCTGAGAAACAAGGCCAGTAGGTGTCTGCTTTATTGTAGTCCCTGGTGGAGGTGTAGCTGGCGCAGTTGTAGCTGGCGCAGTTGTAGCTGGCGCAGTTGTAGCTGGCGCAGTTGTAAATATATTTTTAAACTCTGGCTGATTCTTTAACAACTCTTGTTGTGTTGGAATTAATGAGGGTGCTTTTTTTCCTCCTGGAGCTATATAACCTGAAAATCCACTAGCTCCTACTCCTAAACCAGACCAGCCTTTTTGTAATTCCTTATGTTTACCCCTGCCCTCAACAAACTCAGGACCAAAAGCCTGATAATTAGATTTATTTGGATCTAAACCCTGTCGGGCAGCGTAGTTTTCTTGTGCGGTTTGCTTCCAAAAATCAATATCTGGATACCCAGCAGCATTTAATACATTTTTTAGTTCATCTCCGTCAAAATCACTATCGAAGGCTTCTCTTAAACCCTTATCGAAGAATTTTTCGCCATCTGGTCTTTTAGCATCTGAAATTAAGTTAACGAGATCAGAACCCCCAGACTGTTGTATTTGCTTTAAAATAGTTTTTACATCTTCTTCTTTAGTACCTAGCCCAAAAGGAAGGTCTATATCCTGCATCTCAGTCCTAAACATCGGGGGGTTCAAAGCTGAAAAAAGCCTTTCAGCATATTTTTTAGCTAAAAATTCTTTAGCTTTGGGCGAGAGAGTTTCATACTTAGGAGAAGCCATAATGGAAAATAGTTTAAATCAAGAATTTTCTAAAGAAGTGTGTGTATAAAGTTAATCTTTTTATTGACTTTAGCAACAAGGGACCGTGAGCATTTCGGGGGGGCATATAAAACTTTTCTAAGGAAGGCTACTTAGTTTATTCTGTTACGGAATAAATTAAGTAACCTCACATGGGGAGTTTTTAAGTAGGGGGTCAAGAGCCACTCAAGTTATCAATTGTAAGTGTTTGTGCGAGTTGTTTTATGGTTCTTCTTTGGCGTGGCATCTTACCAGACTGCGTGGAATCATCGGGAGGATCTACCGCAACGAGTCCATGTCGCTGCCGCGCCAAGTCCAAGCACAAGAAGGCTGCGTCCGCCAAATCAGGACTACGACCAAACCGTGCTTTGTATTCTGGTTTAGATTCAATCTTCATCCGAAGCGTTGACCCTTTTACCATATCATAATTCCTGCCCGTTATTTCTTGAGCTAAATCTGTGCTGATCCCAAATAGCTGCTTCGTTCTACAAAATTCCTTGCCTACAAACCAAAGCTCGCTCACCCTGTTCATATAAAGCTCCTGACCAATCATTGAACTGTTGGCAGAAACTTTTCGGTCTGAGGCTTTTCCACCAAATGAGACCCTTAAAATCTGATCGCTCCACTCGCCGGCAAGAACGTCACAGAAAGGAGCGCCAGCGCCCGTCGAGTCCACCGCCAAATCCTGCGGTTGAATTCTTCTCTTCTGGCACTCCTGCTTCACCTGCCGGACTATCTGGTAAGTGCGGGGGACCGACTTGTTGGTGGCATCGTCATTAAGGTGGACAGCTTCTCCAAGCTCGCACACATATTGTCCATTGATATCATATCCAACAAAACCCGTGTATAATATTGTACGGTCACCTCCATTTGTAAAAGCAGGGTCAAGTCCGGCTATTGGGGTAGGGTTGCCTTGCCACTCAACGGGTTTCATTGCACCGGAGCGCGTAAGTTCTGCTTCGTTGTAGATTCCCTCCGTTTCGTCTGAGTCAAAAAACACAGCCCTTACCATCCGCATATACCCCCTCGACTCCTGACCAAGCAACGCTCTATCTTCTGCCAATTTTTCGGTAGTAGGGAGCCAAGGGAAGATATTCTCTCCGGCAACCACGTTCGGACTTCTTTCCGCATCAAAGCGGATATACTGCCCTCCCCATTTCGTGCGCCACTTGTCATCCGTGTTCGTATCTACTGAATCCCAGCCATCCTTCGGCTCTGACCAAACCCCGAAAGCGTCGAAGCGTGAGTTTGGGTTAGACATCCCGATAAGCTGGAAGGAGGGGTTTTTGGAGAGGTTTGATAAACCTGCTTGGAGGATTGCCTCACTCAACTCTGCTAGCTCATCTCCAATAAGAATTACTCTTTTTTGCTTAATACCAATAAACTTACCAACCGCTTCCCGTGTCTTGCTTTTCTCTGCGGCGATCAGCGATAAACCTGCTCTTTCGATCAGATTCCCTTGTTCATTGATGTATGCGACATTTCCAATAGAATCACGAACTTTAAGGGGTGCGCCTTCAATGACAGACAACAAAGATATAACGGAACCCCATATCCGTTTGCGAGCCTCTCTTAAAGTTGTCGAAGTAAGTAGAACCAGAGTATCGCGTGGGGCTGCCAACCAATTCAGAATACCCCATGCAGCCATCGTGTGACTTTTACCAGATGAAGCAGCACCCCCGATAGCAACATACTTGTTGCGGATTACAGATTTAATCATGTCTTCTGCCCAGGGGTGGCGCACCATCATTTTCTCAGGGAGTTCTTCATTATTCCACAACTCATCACATAACCTCCAAAAATAATACTCACGGGCGCGGTGCGCTTCGTGATGTGCAAAGCCGTAGAGTAGTGCAGTTAGTGTGTTTGTAGGAGGAATTAATATCCCTCCTACATCCATTTTTTTCGTATCTGAATCAATACGAGGCTCATAGACATGTAGAACGCGAGGCATAGAACTTGAAATGGTAGCAAAAGAATAGTATATATTAAGTGCTTTGGCTAAAATTACTAAAAAAGCAGAACTGTTAAAGCGAGCAATAGAACTCTACAATCAGGACTATAAGCTCGTTAGTATCTCACGGGAATTGAATATTCACCAATCTACTTTGCGTAGATGGTTTCGAGATGAGGGAGTTAAGGCGAAAAAATCTCCACATGAACCTAATGAGCCTACAGACATTGAAATACGTCTGGATGAAAGTATTGCTCATCATGATGAACGCATAAAAGAAGATAAGACCATTGAAGAAATCGCTGATGCTCAGGCTTCCCCCGCTGATCAATATCAGAACTATGTAGCATCCTCTAGTATTAAACTTCTTAGAGATAGCATTAAAAACATAAGAGGTCCTCGCACAGTCAAAGAATTATCAGAACTAGATCAATTAATTCGCCGTAACCTGGGACTCAATGCCAGGAATGGTGATGGCTCAGGAAGTATGCAGATTGATATTTCAATACTCAATAACACAAAGAAAGTGGGGGACAAAAAAGTCAACAAGGTTATTGATGTTGAGTCTGAGTCAGTAGACGAAAACTAAAAAAAAATGGCTACCACACCAGAGGCTTATGAGGAGCCTGAGAATACCTTGTTGCTTTACTCAGGGTTAGAAGACGCCTTTATAGGGACTGTTGAGACTTATGGGCGTCCTCCTGTAGCTTGTTATTCTAAACAGATAACTATTAAAATCCTTCAGGAAAACTACAATTTAACGAAAAAGCAAGCGTGTGAAAAATACGAGTATGAATACCTTCAAACTAATTTTGAAGACGCTACCCCTGTATTTCTAGATGATGAAACAGGCACAGATGTTTCCTGACCGGATTATTGTTAACAATCCCAAAGTTTTGATCCGCGAGGAAGTCCCTCCTTCGGATTTTAAATTTCTAGTGCATATACAGCTAGGAGATTTTTATCTGGTTAAGCCAAGCACGGCAAGGGAAGTCACATATCTACAGATGTTGGGTAAAAACATATCTGTATTTTTACCTACTGATGGTGAAGGACTTCTGGTAAGATGTAAGGACATAGACTCCCTGTGATTATTGGAATTGATAATGGTTTATCTGGGGGTTTGGTAGCCATATCAAAATGCACGGGTGCAGTTATTGACAAGACCGTGATGCCTACTCTTCACCGGCTCAAGAAACGTGAGGTGGATGCGCGGAAAGTCTACGAATGGGTTATGGACTTGGAATCCGATTTTGAGTTGGCAATAGAAGAACCCCTACACCATGCCAAATCTTCGCAGGCTGTTCGATCTATGGCACTATCCTTTGGTAAACTACTAGGCTTGGCTGAAAGCAGGCAGTGGAAAGTCAACTGTGTCAGCGTCCATAAGTGGCAAAAGATCATGTTGGGACCGACTCCGAAAGGGAAGACGAAAGAGGTTGCTTTGGCAGTGGCCAATGATCTGGCTCCCGATGAATGCTGGCTAAAAAGTAAGAGAGCTAGTAAACCCCATGATGGCCTGATTGATGCTTTTTTAATTGCTCGCTACATAAGAGGGGAATAAAATTAGACAAGAACTTGACGAGGGTGTATAGTCCCACCCGTTTATGAAAGCATTGTATCCCAAGCAGGGGGAAGCCGCCGACTTCTTTCTGGAGAAACTCCGTGCCAATAACAGCACAATAGACACTTCCAGCGTGGGGACCGGCAAGACCGTTGTAGCTGGTTATATAGCGCGGGAGCTAAAAAGACCCATTGCTGTTATTTGTCCTAAAAGTGTTATCCCCTCCTGGGAAAGGGAACTTCAAGAGTTTGGCGTGGAGCCAGAGTTTGTCCTGAACTACGAAAAATTAAGGACTGGTAAAACACCTCATATGTCGAAGCGGGGGAAGATGATAATGAATTGGCATCTCCCAAAAGAAACCGTTGTGTTCGTTGATGAGATTCATAAGTCAAAGGGGCCTTACACACAGAATGCCCAATTGGTGATTTCCCTGAAAAAACAAGGGTATCTGATCCATGGGATGAGTGCGACTGCTTGTGAGGATCCTACCGAAATGCGCTCCATAGGCTACATGCTCGACCTACATAACCTCAACAAAAGAGGGGATGGTAAAAAGAGTTGGTATTCGTGGATGTCCGCTAATGGTTGTGCGCAGGATCAATGGAATCAGTGGCGGTTATTAAGCCGGAAGAAGTTAACGGAGGTAAAGGAATCCATCTATGGTATATGTGGTCACAAGCTAACCGTTGAGGATTTCCCAGATTCTTTTAGAGCTAACAGGGTGTTCGTGGAACCTGTCCGTTTTGCTGGCTCTAAAAAGATCATCGACGCTTATGATGACTTGGGGCTAACCCCAACGATCATACAGGATTTCATTGAGAATGGGACAGTCACAGAAAGTGAGCATATCCTTGTAAACTTGCTAAGGGCAAGGCAACTGGCTGAAAGTTTTAAGACCCCCGATATTGCTGAGATGGCTGAAGACCTTGAGGCTCAGGGCAATTCCGTTGTTATCTTTGTGAACTTTAAGGAGACTGTAGATGCCCTCTGTGAACGGCTGAAGTGTGCGCGAATAGACGGAGGGCAGTCTTCCAAAGAAAGGCAACAAGTTGTTGATGATTTTCAGGCAGACAAAATACATGTTATTGCTGTCAATATTGCTGCTGGTGGAGTCGGGCTTTCACTGCACGACACGCACGGTAACCGGCAACGCATAAGCCTAATTAGTCCATCTTTCTCTGCTAAGAACCACCTCCAGACGTTAGGTAGGATTCACCGCAATGGAGCGAAGTCAGACGCGATACAGAAGATTTTGGTAGCTGCCGATTCCATTGAGGAAGCGGTGATGGACTCAATTGAAAAGAAACTAAGGAACCTGACTGCATTACATGGATAAAAATAAAAAAACTGAAGCCTTTTGGGCGAAGCCAATCCCGCAAGGATTACTGGATATTGTTGAATACCGCGATGGTATTATTTATTGGAAAGAGAGCGGACGTAAAAGAAAAGCCGGTAACATCGCAGGTGGTTTGTATTCTGCCTCACGCACAAATAGAACCCGCTGGCGTTTGAAGTATAAAGGAAAAAGTTACTACCGGAGCAGAGTCGTGTGGGCGTTGTTCAATGGGGAACCAGGAGGGTTAATTGACCACATCGACGGGAATACTTTGAATGATAAGATCGAAAATTTAAGGGTTGCCACTAATGGACAAAACCAACATAACAGGGATTTTAAACAGGGCGTTACTGGAGTAAAAGGTCTTCGGGTCTTTAAGTATCGCCGTAAAAATAACACAACCCATTTGAGATGGTTGGGTGTTGTAGATCATAACAGACATCGATACTGCACCAATAAATTTCCATTTACGGAAGAGGGGAAAGAGGCATGTGTGGGTCAGTTGACCCAACTTAGAGAAAAGTTACACGGAGAGTTTACAAACCATGGATAAACCAGACCACACAAGTAGAGACCACGCGGAATTTAGTCCGTCATCGTTGAAGTATGTCGCAGCCTGTTCTGGCTACACGGGCCGGTCGGGGACAAGTGCTGCTGCTGAGAAAGGCACACGCATCCATGAAGCTCTGGAAGTGCGTGACCCTTCCGCACTTCACGACGAGGAGGAAGTCGAGATATATGAGCAGATCGTCAAGGATGAGGATGAGTTTCTGCAAACTGTCATCGGTGATGCAGAACGCACTGAATACAATGAAGTGCTTGTTGATGTCGAGCTAGACCGCACAAGCACCTGGGGGACTTGTGACCGCCTAACTATCTACGGAGATAAGGCCGTCATGGGAGACTATAAGACGGGGATAAGCGTCATTGATCCCCCAACAGAGAACTGGCAAGCCAAGGCTTACACAGTAGGAGCTTTTCAAAAGTTTCCCGAAATACAAACAATTACATTTGTTTTCTACATCCCTGTTCGGGACGAAGTATTGCACGGTCAGTTTGAGAGGTCTGAGTTACCTCAACTAATCAAAGAACTATCATATGTTATTAAGTCTGGTGAACTCATCCGGCCAAAATGGGATGATGGAACCCCTGAACTTAGGGAACTAACTCCTAATGTGAACTGCCGTTTCTGCGCACACGAAGAACGCTGTCCGGCGCTAGGAGCAATAGCGATTGAGATAGCTAACAGAGTCGCAGAGAATACTCTTCCTGATGTAGACATCACGAACCCTGAAGACCCTGAAGTATTAGAACATCTTTGGCCTATTGCCAAAATTGTCACCAACTGGGCCACGCGAATTAGAGCGAAAGCGATTGCTGTTGCGCGGGATGGTAAAGAGTTCCCTTCATTGAGATTACGCTCCATAGGGTCAACTCGAAAATGCACAGACAACGCCAAGCTGATGGAAATCGTCAACGATTTTGATATGAGCCAAGAAGATATTGTCGATTTAGCTAATTTTCCCTTGAAAAAAGTTGCAGAGGCTGTAGGTAGATCAGCCCCCGAAGGGGAGAAGGGTCAGAAAGCCAGAGATTTTATGGATGCTGTAGAAGCAGCAGACATAATAAACCAATCGGACACGCGATACACGCTGTCCTAAACCATAAACAGCATAACAGTAATGCCAAAGACAACAGAAAAAAAAGAAGAAGTAATAGAAGTAGATAAGCAGGAATTAGCAGAAAGCCCAAAATGGGAGATTGCTGCAAGTGACATCGATATTCCCCGTTTTAACATCCGGCAAAAATCATCTGAGTATGATTCCGGTGAGTTCGGGGATTTAGTAATTGATAAGTCACATGTTGTGGTCAAAGAAGCGGACACCGCAGAAGTGATTGTCATTAGTGCGGTAAAAGCCTGGAGGGAAAAAATTCCCTATGAGATGGACATTAGAGGGCGAATTGCTAGAACAGAGGAAGAACGAGCCGCTTTGGCAAGTGACTCAGAGTATGAAGTTCGTGAGTTTGCGGACATTACCATGCTTATTCCACAGCACGATGGGGGAGACGAGGATGCCTTCCAATTCCCTATTGGTGATAAAATGTACGCCATGGGTAAACTGGATGTGCAGAATGTTTCTTATAGGAACACTTACAAGAGACTCTGCACCTTCGCTAAGTTTAACCCGAAGGAACCGCTGACAAAGAAGACTTGGACTTTTAAGACCGAGTTTGCTAGTCGGGGTAAGACTGAGTGGTACAACGCCAGCCTTACAATAGCTAAAGGGGAAGCCCCTGAAGCTGTCGTAGACTTCATTGAGAATTTCACTTCTTAGATTTATGGCTGCAAACAAAAAAAGAGAAGAGGTATTAGAGTCCCACATTGAAGAACTGAAAAATCTTCAGAAGGATTATTCTGATAAGATTCAAGTTCTACAAACTCAACACGACGACTTTGCTGTCTTAATTGACACATTGAGTAGTGAGCTACAACGACTGGAAACAGTTGACGGAAAGCAAATAGAGTCGGAACTTAATACCGCTACATAGGAACGTGTTTAGCTAAGGAGTTTTCCGTTTTATCCTTAGTTAGCCCACCGCTCTGGTGGCTTTGAGGTCTTATGCTTTCTTCCTCTTAGTCACCAGAGCAACCCCCTCTCTTTATCAATATGTATACCTATGCCTTGGATTTCGAGACTTACTATGATAAGTCATGTTCAATTAAAACTTTGGGACCATTAGGCTACTTTGCCCACCCCGACTTCGATGCTTACATGGTATCTGTCGTAGGAGATGAAGGAACCAGTTTTGTAGGGCATCCCAAAGATTTTGATTGGTCTAAATTAGAGGGGCAACAAGTGTTATCCCATAATGCTTCCTTTGACCAGACACTATACCTGTTCGGCGTAAAAAAGGGGTGGTGGCCTAATGTTGAGTATGCGCAGTGGCACTGCACTGCCGACTTGGCAGTCTACTGCGGTCTTCCACGTTCCCTAAAGGGAGCTACTGGAGAAATATTTGATTTGGAAGTATCCAAAGAAACCCGCGACAGCATGAAGGGAAAACGGTGGGAAGACATGCCGGAGGACTTCAGAGAAGAAGTTAGCGAGTATGCTTTAAAAGACTCAGAATTGTGTTTAAAGCTATGGCAGGAGCTAAATGATAAGTGGCCAGAAAGAGAGCAGCAGATAAGCAGTATTGGACGTAAAGGACTACAGAGAGGCATCCCTATTGATGTATCTCTTCTGAAGAAGCAGAGAGAAATAATATCCCAGAGCCGGTTTGATGCTGAAAATCAAATACCCTGGATCGAAGACTTTCCCCCACTCTCACGCAAAGCGTTCAATGCTGAGTGCCGTAAGATTGATATAGAGCCTCCTGCAAGCCTTGCACTATCTAGTGAAGAGGCAAATGACTGGGTAAACTTACATAGTAAGGATTACCCATGGATAGAATCAGTCAGGGATTTTAGAAGAATTAATGCCATTAAGAGGAAACTAGATTCTTTTGATTACGCGACACTATCTGATGGTCGGTTTTATGGGGGTTTAATGTATTTTGGCGCACACACGGGTCGTTGGTCAGGGTCAGGAGGCAATTTGAATCTTCAAAACCTCCCACGCGGTGACATGTTTGGCGTAAATCTACGTCATCTAATTTCTCCAGGTAAAGAACGGAAGCTCATTGTTGCAGACCTGTCGCAGATCGAAGTCCGCACCCTGTGTTGGTTAGCTCAGGATGATGAGACACTGGATGAGATTAAAAAGAGTGATGATATCTATGAAGCATTTGCCGTCCGCTTTGGTAAGTGGACTCCAGAGAAGGGGGCTTTGAAAGATGAGGACTCTAAACTAAGGCACATGGTCAAACAAATGGTTTTGGGGTGTGGTTATGGGGCTTCAGCTAATAAATTCTCCATAATTTCGGGGATGTCGCTTGAAGACGCTCATGCAGCGGTGAGTCTATATCGGAATAAACTCAACAAGGTTGTCCGGCTGTGGAACACACTCCAGCGTAAAATGCACATCGCATATGCTCGGAAAGAGGATTTCAAGCTGACACTTCCTACGGGAAGAGCGTTAAATTACGGAAAAATAACTACCGCACTACAGAATGGTAGACGTAGCTACATAGCTATGGTAAATAAAGGGTCGAAAAAAATCCCTATGCGCTTATGGGGCGGTCTACTGGCTGAGAATTTATCTCAGGCGCTGGCAAGGGAGATTTTCGCAGACATGCTCCTGCGTATTGAAGAAGCGGGAGTTAAAATTATTTTCCATGTGCATGATGAATTCATCATAGAAGCGGATGAGAAAGAAGCGGATAAGACATTGGAAACTGTAATTGAAAGCATGTCTAAAGCTCCTGAGTGGATACCGGATATCCCTCTGGCGGCTGAAGGCAAAATCCTAGATAGATACGAAAAATGAAATATAGATACATTAAAAACCTCAGAGAAACTAAAACGAACAAGACTGATGATATATCTAAACTGGTTAAGGACAAACCCTCACTTGAATCCAAGACACATTTCAAAGAGTGGTGCGGTGAAAAGGACACAAAATATGTATTTTATACAATGTGCGAGGGCGACAACCCCAACCTACGCATATCCGAAAGCAACCCCATAAACGCCATTCATGGTATTGTTATTGACTATGATGCCCCTCTGGACTGGGAGTCTGTTGACAAGCTAATTCATACACAATGTAAGGAGTTATTACCAACTTGGAGGTCTAGGACTTACTCAGGGTATATACGCCTAGTGTGGGAGTTTGAGGAAAAACTTCCAATATCATCTGAGTTATACGATACATTTATCCGGCGGCTGGGGAGTCAATTAAAGGTAGAGCGTATCTTTGCGGGTTTTGATGAGGCTTCCTACAGAGCCAGTCAGGTCTTCGCTATTGGAGAGGACTGGGTTAAAATGGGTGCTCCCTTACCTAAAGAGATTTACAGGACCGCCTTATTTAAAGCTGCTGACTCTAACCCACCTCAATCGGCTCAGTCATCAATACCAATTGATGTGGTTGAAAAAGAAATGCGGGAACGCTTTCCAAATCGATGGGAGGGCGAATTCACTGTAGGGGCGCGGGGACCCTTGTTTTGGGTAGATCCTTTCGTTGAGCGAGTAGGGTGTCAGGTCTCAGAAGAAGGCATGGTCTGTTATAGTATCCGAGCCGGAAAGGGGTTTATTACATGGAGAGAACTATTCGGGGCAAAATTCGTCGAAGATTATGAGGTAAAGAAAATGGGGAGCCTATTGGACAACTACTGGTTCAACGGGAAAATGCACTACAAGTTATTACATGGTGCGGCTCAACAGATACCTAAAGACCAACTCTGCCTTGAGTTACGTCAGGCAGGGTTCTCACCCCGCCCAAGGAGAGGTCAAAACCTGACAGAGCTAGAAACGGCTTTAGTTACAATAGCCAACGAGAATAGGATAGATGAGATAGCTCCTGTTGTTTTTAGTCCTGACAGAGTGGTCACCTACAACAGTCACCGAATACTAAATACAGCTAATATTGATCCTGTAGAGCCAGCAGAGGATGGAGATGAATCTAAATGGCCTTTCCTCCATAAGTGGCTACACCAACTGTTTGCAGACAGTGTGGAGCAAGGAACCGTGCTTTACTTTTTTGCTTGGTTGAAGCGATTCTACACGGCTGTTCTGGAGCGTAAACGTAAGCAGGGGCATGCCCTTCTTTTAGTTGGCCCTACTGGGGTGGGTAAATCATTATTGTCTAACAAAGTTATATCTGCTTTGGTTGGCGGGTTTTCAGATGCTTCTGACTACTTATCAGGTCAGACAAACTTCAATAAGGATCTCGCACGGGTTGCTGCCTGGGTTGTAGATGACACAACTTCGGCAGCTTCTTTTCAGGATCAGAGAAGAGCAACAGAGCTTATTAAGAAATGTGTAGCTAACCCAAGGATGGAGTATCATGCAAAATATGTAGATGCAATCAGTGTCCCGTGGACAGGGCGTGTGGTTATGTCGCTAAACATGGATGCTAATAGTCTTAGCGTGATTCCCAGCCTTGATTCATCAAATAGGGATAAGCTAATGGCGTTGCGTATGAGTGACACAGCGACCTCGAAATTTCCCCCTAATGATGAGCTTGAACAGACTATAGAGAATGAGTTACCCCACTTCGCTCGTTGGCTATTGGATTGGGAAGTTCCGAAAGAAGTGAAGGGAGATTCTCGTTTTGGGGTATATGGCTATATCGATAAGACAATTGCCTCTGCCGCCTATGATAACTCAAGCAGGTCTACAGTAGCTGAACTGGTAGAATTCTTTGTTAAGAGAGCGCGGGAGTATTTTACTAACCCCGTGTGGCGGGGAACCCTGACTGAGTTTCAGGGGAGTATCCTTGAATTCAATGGGGGTCGGAACATTGGAGTGTCCGGCAATATGGAATTCGTTAGAAGAGGTTTTCTGACACTGGAGGAGACCAGCAAGAATAATAAAAAGGCACGCCCTATAAAGTCTATAGGATTTGGGGGTGGTAAAATATGGGAAATTAATTTAGACTCAAAGTTTGATATAGACAAAGAACCCATGGTTCAAGCGCCCGTGAAAGAAAAAGTAGCCTTATGACATCTGAAGAAGTAGTTGAATTCCTTGAGGAAAAACTTGGCAAGGAAGCTGAAGAAGTCCTTTTAGTCGAAGGATTTGATAGGGCTTTTGTAGGAGTATCCTTGGAACCACCTAGAGCTATTTATAGCATTGAGCTTTGCCTAAACACACTCACAAACCAAGGGTTATCTGACTCAGCGGCAGAGGATCAATTTTGGGGGGATACTATTACCTTTGCCGAAGACTGTGATAATGGTCCAGTGTTTATCCACACCATTATTTGAACCTATCTGGTGGGTTTAATTCTCCTATGGCTATTTGGTAGCCATTAGATTTGAAAACAAAACCCGTATCATCTGCGTCCCCGCGCTTTCTAAAAGTAGCCTCATCAAAAAAAGTAGGAGCCGGTAACCAACCAACTAAATATACCCTGGCAAGGTCGCGCCTCACGCGAGTAAAGAAAAAGACATCATTCTCAGGAGTGATGTCTTTTTTGCAGTTAACAAAAGCACTGAACTCTGGCTTAGGTTGCCCACTACAAGTCTTGGACTTCACCTCGACCTTCTGTTTCTTATATACAAGATCATGGGTGAATATTTCGTTACCAACATACCGGCTACGGGGTAAGTAGGCATTCACGGCGATCTCGCCCAAACAGCCTGTCAGGTTTCCCATACCTCTCATATAGGATCCAGGTAGGATGCCCATGGCACAAGAGCGTTCATGGGCTAGGGCTATGTCATCACCCGTAGGAGTAAAAACGACAAGGTCATCCACATGTTTGAACCGCTTTCTTCCTCTGCGTGGGCGGCTCATATAACATTAACTCCCTAGCCTGTCGGCAACTCGCTTTATAAAAGATATTCTTTTCTTTGCTTTGCGGACAGGAGCTTTTACGGGGTCTGGTGCGGGTGCTGTTCTTGTTACTTTGCGAACGCGAGTTAAATTTGTTGGTTCTTCCTTGGTTATTGGAAATTGAGCTAACTCTCTATTAAATCTGTTGCGTAGTCCAGGCCAAACTTTAGGGGAGCTTACGAAGTTCTTTTCAACATTTGCCAATTTAGATTTTATCACAGCCCGCATAAAATCATCTTCAGTAAATGGCTGATTATTTTTGAGTGCTTTATCCCGTTCAGCAACGGCTCGCCTGACATGTCCTGCGTGGAGACCACCAAGATGGTTTATACCACCCTCTAATATGTTACGGGACTTATCGCTAAAACTAGCTATATCTTGGCCGGTATCTTTTTTGAAACCTGTGAAGTATTTATTAAGCCCTATATTTTTCTTATCACCTGCATAGATGTAACTTTGCTGGGCTTCTCCAAACCCCTTGTTATCAAACCTTTCTAAAGATTTCCAAGCAGCATCGAACCCAGGGGTTCCTGCCTTATAGAATTGACCTTTGCCATCTTTAAAGTATTTCTGGTACTGAGATGGGAGTCCTTTTTCAACAAATAGTTGAGCTTTGGATTTTTCTCCTGGTTCAAATGGGTTACTAGGCATTTGAAATGTGCCATACGATTTGCCTCCTTTATCCCCCTTACCAGAACTTATTGCTCCTACACCATATGGGTCTTCTTTTGTCATAAAAATCCCAACCTCAGATTGGGCAAGTTCTTTATTTCGCGGTGTAAAAAATTGTCTAGCAGCCATAATTTAATGTTATTTTTTGCGTTCGATTCTCTTTAAAATTGTTTCCCAGGCTGGGAAGAATATCTCTTCCATGCAACGAACCACTGATTCCTGTTCATAGCGTTCTGCCCAAGCTAATCCAGAAATAAACAGGCTGGCTTCCATCATCTCATGCCGGAGTGTTTCTAAAGCGTCTTCGTCAGTTAAGCCAGTATTCAACTGGATCAACTTATCATCGTGGAAGTATTCACCAAAGGTGCCACTATCTGCTCCTTTAAATTCCTCGACAATCAACCTAATCCGCTTTCCAGCGATTGTGACTGTCTTCGGGAACTTCATAGGTTATCACCATTTGCTGGCTAATTCGTTATAAAGAACTATACCACCTGTAATGGCAGTAGCCAACCCATCCCTGTGATCCTTTGCCAATTGCCAATCATCCTGGTTAGTGCCAAAGAATGGCTCTGCAATCACAGCAGGACAATGGGTCAGGCGTAGGAAGCTGGCTCCACGGGAGCCTTTTCCACGCGCTTTGATGCCCCTGCTGGTGAACTGTGGGAATGCGTCCTCCATGGAGTCTCGTAAAGAGCGAGCCAAAAGGCGTCCTTTCTCACTGGTGTTCCAATAAAGCCACTCATGTCCAGTGGCAGAAGCTCCGGCGGCGTTAAAGTGAAGCTCTATAGCAAACTCAGCACCGTCCTTTTTGAGTTTTTTAGCCAGCCATCTCATTGCACTGGTATACCCCGTTCCTCCGTAGGCATTATATATCCGAATTTCTTGCTGAGTCATGCAAGAAATCCTTTCAGCTAAGTCGCTGTTATAGTCCCACTCAGTGGTTCCATCAACGGAAGCGGCTCCACTGTCTCCTTGTCGGCTATGTCCTACGCAAAGGGCTATCATCCTGGTCCTATTCCAAATATTATTGAGGTTAACGGAACTATGAAAAGAGATGCTATTGCCAACAGGATGATCGCTATGATGATCACTGTGTTGATGATTCGGAGGATCATTTACCTCCTCCTATGATTATAGCTCTACGATACGAGTAATCTGAATGAAACTTTTGCCCTCGTCCCTGTAGGGTTCCTTCCGCGAAAGGGTAAGTAACCCCATCAATTAGGGTCACCGTTGGGGGGTCATAAAGTGCGCTCTCGTTTAAGGCGTTTGGCGAGTCTCTCAATACGCAACTTTGAAGCAGGGCTACCGTCGGAAGCCAGATTATCAATAGTATCTTCCAGATCATAAACGTAGGTTCTTTGCCGCCACTTCGCATACGCGACGTAAGCCTCCAGCGCGGCGGTTAACAGCCGGAAGAACTTCACTTCTTCTTGTTCAAGACTGACCACACAAGCCCGACGAGAGTCACAATTGCAGATACACCAGTTGTAACCTGATCACCAGAGGCAAGCCCAGATTGGGTCAAAAAACCGCCCCCAAAGGTGAGAACGTGACGTACGATTCCTAAAATAGCTTCTTTACTCATTTCTTATTCTTGTTTCTTAGCAAATGATACAGTGAAACCACTGCAACTGCAATTCCTAAAAGCCCACCTAAAACCTGTATTGCCCACTCCATATGTTCTTGATAGGGAGAGAGAACCGCCAAGACTGAGCCAGCGATGCCTGTCGTTCCTTTAGTGATTATCTCTCCGGTGTTCATTACTCAAAAGGATTTGGATGATGTTTCCAATCGGCGGGTAGCTCATCGACTAAAGCATCCTTTTCGTCGTCGGTTAGTAAGTCCTGCTCCTCATTGATCACCAAGAACCCACGGGGATTGTCGCCATGCTCTGAAAAAGTTGGCCACATATAACGAGTTGGGTCATTATCGCCTCGATGATAAGGTAAAGATTTATCCTGCCCAGCTTGGTCAGAACGTGCGGTTGCTTCTTCGGGGTTTTTAAATATTAAATAAGACATTAGTATATGCTAAAAGCAGTGTTAATGTTTGACTCAATGTTAGATACATTAGACGACTGATCGGAATCGTATACGATGAACTCTTGGAACTCACCAGCATAAAATAGTGAAATATCCCAAACCCCGCCTATTCCATTATTGGCGTTATCAGTCAAGGAGGAAGAAGTGTCTGTAGAATCTCCTTTTTCTGATGATGCTACACCGTTTGCATACAGTATCTGCTTGTCTGTCCCGCTCCCACCCGTGTAAGAAAACAATTTTTGAGATGTGCTTGAGGAGTGGGAGGCTGAATCACCCGTATCATACCAATACTGATCCTCTACGCTAGTTTTAAAGTGTAAATAATAATTACCAGAGGCATAACTTAAATTCCAAGGGACACCCATTGCGGTGTTGGTGTGGCTTATAATGGCAAAGGTAGTTATAGACCCCAAAGCCAACCCCGCTTCGTCAACCTTTAATAAATCGCCATCGAACAACAAAGCTGCCTTTGAGCCTTCTGTAATTAAAGAACCGCCCGAATAAATTTTAGGTTGGTTTCCTGGTGTGCCTTGTGTTGCATTTGATCCCTCTCCTGATTGGTCGTACCAGGTGGTTACGAAACCGTCGTTTGAGCCGCCTATAAAAGCACCAAGTGTGGCTCCTGATCCCCCCGACAAGTTGGCTACAGGTGACGATGCAGACACAAACCCATCATCATCGAAACTGACATCAGCAGTATAATCATTGCCACTCTCCCTAACCTTCATGGCATACCCCGTATAATCAGTCCGTAGCTTACGAACCGAATAAGCCCTGTGAGCATTCGGGTAAGAATCCAATAGCAACGGTGTGCTAGCAAACAGTGTGCTTGCCGGGTCAGCAGTTACGCTATTCCCTAATCCTAATCCAGGAGCCATGGTTCTTTAGGCAGATAGATAGGCAAGAACAGCCCCGCTGTGTAACTTGAAGCGAGAAATTTGCCCATAGATGGTTATACCAGCAGGTATTGTATCAGCGGTTCCTGATGTGGTGTGCGCAAGTCTTCTGGCAGCATTGTGTGAATCACCTGCGACTCTTAATGCACCCACATCTTGACCTTCATCATCTAACTCATCCCACTCCAAATATTCAAACTTGGTGTCTTCTATAATAGTAAGAGCGCAAAATTCACCTGTTCTATTGTCAGTGCCTGATTCATATACCGCTCCGGCCTGACCGAAGGATTGTTTGTCTATATTTGATGTAGCCATAGCTAATTATTGTTTGTTTGAAATTAATACATGCCCACTACCCTACCCCCAGGACCACTTGGGGCAATATAAGGTCTTGGTCTTGCGCCACCCCTATAAGAATCAAGGTCAGCGTCTAAAAGTTTTTGGCAAGTCTGCCAGTGGTATTCAGCCCTCTGGACATCGGCGTTGTCTTCAGACAATTTTCCTAAGAAAGCGTGTTTAAGAACTGATGGGTCATTAGGCACGAACACCCTATGTGAATCCGCATTGACATCAACATACTTTCTTTTCATCAAGAAAGTCGCTTTCGTGTCTGAATCTACAGGGGAAATCCTATACTTCCTTCGGGCGGGGTCTATGGCGGCTCCACTACCACCATTGGCGTAGTCATCAAATGAAGTATAACCGTCATCATATACACCTACTGATAGTGAAGTAACATCAGAAGCAGCAGTTGCGCTAGGCTCCCCAAATATACGGTAATCATGCCAAATGGAGAACAAAGCCGTTGGACTATCATCTAGGATGGCGTGGAGGATGCTATCATAACCCACTCCTGTAGAGGCAACATCTTCAGGTAGTATATACACCCCTTTGTGGACGGGTTGCTCCGCAAGAGTGGTCAACATATCCCGCCAGAAACCCATATTGTAAATACGGGGCATAATCTCGTTCAAGGCTTTGCGGAACTCCACTGCGCCTGTCTGAAGCGATGCATCCAAATACTTTTGGTATTTGGACTGTAAGTCCTCTGCGGTAACTGCTGGCATGACTCGTTAAATATAGGGGAAATGGGGATTATTTCAAGGGGTGGGTTATGAGGGTGCCCTGGGAGAATCAGGATCAACGGGGCGGTTCGGCACACCGAAACCTTGACCATCAATATCATGCAATGACGAAGGTATTCCACTATTTACAAGCCAAAACGTGGAGTGGTAAATATTATCGTGGATAACCTGCTGGACTTTCCCTCCATAAGTTTCTTCATCCCCTTCTGGTGGAAGTGAGGCTAATCTTATATAATAGCACCCATGTTTAAGATATGTGGAGACTGACAGGTCGCGCCCCCCTTGTGCAGTAAGATCAGTACCATTGCTGGGGGGTGGCCCCGCCACGCCATCAGTGACTTGGCCAAAAGTTGCGGCGTGATCCTCCAAGCCAGGGGGTAGCGTCTCCCAGCCACTAGGATTTGCGCGTACTAAATCAGGGACGGTGTTGTCGCCGTTATGTAGTTGGGCTAAAATCAATGGCTGAATAGGCCCATGCTCAGAGGGGAGGGCGCGATTGCCGTTAGAGTCTACAACATCTTTAACATAGATCACATCTTGACCTACATGATTGGCTAAATCAATAGAAGTATCCCTATCCTCAAGGATATAACGGAACCACACAGAGGAAGCCTCCGGTATAGAATCAAACTCAATATAGTCCGAAATCGCTTCATTAACCTGACCAGTGAGTGTGGTTGGTTCGACCCCCAAGGGTAACCTGAAAGACCAAGGGATGCTTTTGCCAAGGTTAACATCCTGCTCAAAATAGCCCGAAACACCCATCCCCGTGAAAGTAAAATAGGGAGTTGCCGCTTTGCCTCCATCTACAGGGGGGTCTGCTGATGGGTCATGGGCGTCTGAAGTGCCTGTATTTATAGGCCAATATCCAGCCTGAGTGCCTGAGAGATTATCTTGATCCGGCCCATTCATACCTGAATCGTCACCCTGCCCAGCCCAATGATTAGACCCAGCGGTCATCTCTGTAGTGTGTGTATGGCGAGGTAAGGGGTCGTCTACGTCTTCCCCCGCGCCTTCCGGTTTCAGAATTTCAGTTTCTCCCACAGTAAATGCACCGTGGTGTGGTCCATGTGGGGGGAGCTTTGCTACAGTCATCACTGAGCTTGAATAATAAAACCTGCCAAGACGCACACGAACTTTTACCTCGCCATCTTCATTTGTATACCGTGTTACCTTGAATGGATGTGGTATATCGCCCTGCTCAACGGGTGGGTGGTAATCCGTTATGGATTCATCGTATCCCCCATAGGAGGCAGTCTCCACGTTCGGGGAAAAACCATCAGGGGGCGCGGATACAGAATTGGGTAACTCCCAATCCTGCTTACCAATTTGACCGGAACCATCTGCCCCGCTCTGAGGAAAATCTTTAGGTTCTTCGGGCATTAGGCATCTAATACAGGGCCAGCGGGCGCGTTGTCAGGAAAGTGGCGGTTGGCATCATCAGCAGTGGTTATGTTCGGCTTATATGCCGTGACTTTCGTACGGAGGTATCCTCCCCTAAAGGCTTCCTGAGAATCAGAGATTACAATAGTATCTGAGGCACTCCCTCCAGCGGGGTGGCACCAATCTATGTAGTTAGTAGGCTTCCACGTTGCTTTATACCCACCATAGTTCCATACAGGGTCTTCGGTGCCATTGGTATACGTTACAGTTACATTGTTGTGCAAACAGGGTTTTGTTTTTACCCGCCAGTTTGGAGTCACGAACTCCATCTCCATAGGCTCCATTGGCTTTAGGAGACATAAAGCAGTATTTGATCCATCTTCAGCAGTTGGCTCTGAAAAAGGGGCTTTCTGCCAGTAAAGCTGCACCTTGGTTTTTGTAGGACCATTGTATGCCTCACGCTTATACACGGGGTAAACATTTGTATGACTGCCCCCGTCCCTACGGCTCCAAACAGTGGAGAATAAGTTACTAAATACAGCGGGCCAGCCCATGTTCTGGTTTGTGAAATATTCAGCTACCAGCCCATCGCTGTCTTTTAAGACTAATTGCCTTTCAGATAATGCATACCAGTTTTCGGACAACTGCTTGCCCTCGCGCATGATGCCATGCTTATCTACACCCCAAAAATTATATGTGTTGGGGGTTGAGTGCGGCATCTGATAAACCGCATTCTTATTGGTAAACACATACTCAGCCTTCTTTTTGGCAGCATCTGAATCGTATACTGCTAAAATACGGTTACCTGTAGTTTGTATCCCAGCAGTATCCTCCTCAGCATCAGAGAAATCGACTGTTGCATACACAACCTCGTTCTTATAGTAAAGAGTCTCTTTTGATATTAAACCCCCGTAAGGATTACCAGATTCATTGTAATCATTATATGGAAACTGCTTATCCGAATCAACACTTACAATAGTAACGCGCTTAACGTAAACGTGCTGTTCAACCACATACAAGGAGTCCAGTGTCTCGTCGCCGGATCGTGTCTGCTTCTTTTCAAAAAGGACGTAGTCCCTATCATAGGTTACCCCACCTGAATCAGCCACATCAGCATCGAAAGGGGTAATATTTACATCACCAGAGGGCATACCATATGTGGTATCACCAATAGGCGGTGTGCTTTCATCAAAAGCAGACCGCAGAGTTACATACGTCCTGACAACGGTATCAAAGCGTGGGCTACCTGCGCCAGCCGCTTGGAACTCCCAGTTATAGTCATCTTGGTCGGCGCGGTCTTTTACATAATACCAATCTTGGTATTGCCCTTGGTCGTTATCGCCGTTCTTGATAAGGGCTAACTTGAAGTTGGGGAATCGAGTAGTATCAGGGTGCGCTGTGCCATAAGCAGTATCATCAGCGGTTGAGGCTGCGTTTACATTCTTACTGGCATCTACGCGCTCAACAACGACAAGGTCAGCAACCTTCGGGGTTGCAAACTCAATTACCCGTTGCCTTCTGTTAGAGGATATTGGCATGGGTGTTGGGGTTATGCGGTTGAGCTTGCTAAAACTATTACTTTCAAAATGTCTCCTACGGGGGAGCCAGACTCTGCCGCGAATGTAAAGGCGGTTGTGAATGTGCTGATTGACATACGCGGGACAAGCAAAGCAGAAGCACCAGCACTCTTTAGGTCAATATCACCCAAGCCGTTGTTAGAACTCACTATGCTGATTTTCCCGTTATTAGCAACGGGGGCTTCATAATAAACAGCTACTATCTTAGCAATTGCGGCCACCTCTGCCATCGCGGGGTCAAGTATTTTGTGGGCATTAGCGGCTCCATCATTCCCTATGCGTTGGTTGCAGTCTATGTCGAACTGGTCGCCACTCCCATAACCATCATCCCCATTAGTATGCTCTAATGTAGGTTTGTTGTCCTTACCCGCGCTCTCGTTGCGCCACCGCATAGTAATATTATTATCTGCGTGTTTGCACTTGAAGGTAATCTCAAAAGCAATATCAACGTCATCGGTTATCGAGTTTGTCCCACCAATAACGTGGGTTGAAGTAGCACCCACGCCAGTTACACGGGCTGATACAACTTGCTTTAACTGGGATGCGCTAAGTGCCATTTTACTTACTCAGTCGTTTTTCAATTGAAATAAGGAAACCACCACCCATGTCGCCGCCGTCCCCTCTCACATCCCCATGCTCAGAATCGGCGGCTTCTTTATTATGGACAATATAGTCATGAATGGCGGTTAAGTAGTCATTGGCCAGGGTCAGCTTTGACTGAACCCAACCTTTAGAAAGTTTATCATCGAACTGCCCTGAGCCAATCATTTCGACCAACTCGCAGGACTTGTCATGGACAGCGCGGAGATCAGTAGCTGCCATGCTGGCATCTTCCTTACCCTCACTGTCATGGTTGTCATGGTTAGACTCCCCCTTTGACTGGGCGGAATCTACAGGAACCATTTTTCCGTATCCCTTCATTATGCTAAAGCGTTAAGGGCGCGGTAAAACTGAAGGGCTACCTCAGTTAGACTAACCTCACCGGCTGCTACAGCTTCTGCGAGGACAGGGTCTGATGCAAGCATAGACTCTACCTGGGACATACGCTCTGCATCACTGGGGTCTTCAGCATCGAAAGAGTCCCCGAAGATAACCTCGAATAACTCTGCCATGGTTCCTGCCTCTGGCATAACAATGGGGGACTCATCAGGCATCTCTTCGCCGGCTTCTTCAGCGGGGGGTTCTTCACCCTCCATAGGTATCTGGGCGAGAAGCTCCTCAAGGGCGGCTTCTTCATCCATTGCGGGTTGCTCCATCGCGGCGGCTTCTGCTTCAGCAGCGGCCATTCCCTCTTCGGTGTATGGAAATTCTTTGTCTCCTACTTTTGGCATTGTATCAAATGGTTATAAATAAAGAACCCCGATCCCCTCTCTAGTGTTAGAGGATCGGGGATTCTTGTGAATTATGGATTGTTACTGATTAGGTTGCAGGAACGATATCTTTAAAGTCGTCGATATCAGGCATGGTTACAAGAACCACAAGCTGTCCAGCCGTCAGTTCCTGTAGTTCATCGCCATTACTGGCAGGGTCAAAAGTAAGTAACAAGTCCTTGTCAGAAGCAGTTACAACATCAACTTCGCCAAAGGCATCAATTTCATCTCCAGCGATATTAACTTTAGCAGTTTTAGCTAAAAGAGATGTTGATTCAATGTAACCATTGGTGTCTCCGGTTCTGCCTAAAAAAGCATTACAAGCCGTGATGCCCGCAAACGCTTCTGTAACTACGAACATCGCCTTGGTGATAACAGAATTAGCGGGGATGTCGATTAGCTTAATCTCCTCATCTGTGTCATCTGTGCCTTGGGCTACTAACTCAGCATTATCGTAGTTAATAACCCAAGCATGGGTAAAGCCTAATCCGATAAGAGCCGCTGGGACTTGCTGAACTTGGGAAGAGGCGGCTGAATCTTTGTTTACAATTGCAACCGCATCGTTAGCGGCGACTGCTACATTTTTCTGTAGTGTTGATGTATCATCTAAAGTTGGCATAATTTTTTACTTGTTGAATTAAATTATGCGGGGTTCCCCTTTACGAGGAACCCCGCTTTAGATTAAGCAGCAGGAGTAGTGCTGGTGCGCTTGAACAGAATGATGTAACCAAAGTTGGTCTTAATCGGCTTGGAAGCAGAAGCAAGGATACCTCTGAAGAAACCAATTGTTCCATCAGGGTTCAGTGTAACATCAGGGATGTTGGTCCACTTGAACTCACCTTTGTAGTTAACAGGATCGAACTTCATCCCACCCACATTGGTAATGGGTGCAGGAATCAAGGACTCCATCACGTTATCAACAAGGACGAAGGCTGCTTCATAATCAGCAGTGTCATAATCTGGGTTAACAGCGATCTTATCGTTAGTCTGGTCATGCTTGTAAGGCTGAACCTCAGTAAGCAGATCAGAGCTAGTGTCAAAACCGCTGAAGCGAGGAGCAAGATCATCACACAAGTGGTAGAAACCCCTGAAGGACTTCTCAACACCAAGTGGTGCAATCAGATCACTGACCTTTGCATTGTTGTAGCGGACATCGTCGCGGAAACCGGCCTCAGTTTGAAGCTGGTAAGAAGCCTCAGACGAAAGAACAATGGAGAACACCGGACGGCCATTCTCACGACCATAGGCATTAGCACCTGCGCCAGCGCGAACGAGCTTGAAGTAGATGTCATCAAGAATCTTGTTGGAGATGTTTGCGGTAACATCAAGGACGCCATTGTCGCTACCATCACCAGCATCAATATCAACGGCATTAAGAGCGGTTCCTTCAAGTCCCGTCTGGGTAGATGAAGAAGCAGTCTTACAGTAGACAAGGTTATCACACTGTTTACCATACTCATCACGGTAGCGGGACTCCCATGCATTACGGGTGGCCTCTTTGAGGAGATCCATGATTGCGCGGAGTTGCTCAGTGCGGTGGGCAGCATAACGAAGTTCCTCAACGCTGATGCGTGGGGATTCGATGATGGACCTCTGGAGACTGTAAGACTTGAGAGTCCGTGTGAAGTCAATCAGGTTAACATCCCCACCCGCTGCTCCAGACTTACTTCCTGTGACATTACTCTGGTCTTGCTGACCAGCGGTCATTCCATTTACGGAAGTCCCATGAGTGGTTCCCATTTCCTCCCAGTTAACTCCAACGCTAGTTGAATCTGTTCCGGCAAGGTTCTTTCCTTGGGCGGTAAGGGGGAGAGCGCGATCATAAACAAGGGTGCTAAGGGTATAACCCATGCCTTCAGGGAAGGTGGTTTGCTTAATGAGGTCGAGCCAGGGGCTTGTGTGAACCGTCTGGCGGTGAATATCGGCACCGATGCGGTTTGCCTCCTGCGAAAGGACTACGTCAATTGCGGATGCTGCATCGGTCTCAAAAGTATGTGGTAATACAAAGTCTGCGGCCATGGTATTAAATATGGTTAAGTGTTAAAGGCAGACCGCTCCCGCATATGCGTAGCAGCCTGTGTAATAATTATATTAAGGTGCAAACCAATCCTGGTAGCCAGGAATGGCCTAGTTCAGTGTGAAACCTGTTTACTTAGAACTATTTAGGTCGGGCTAGAGCAACCACACAGACTTCTTGGATATGTTGTTTCAGGAATCTGAACTAAATTGAACGGCTAGAGCAACCTAATTCCTGTAACGTGTATAAAGATAAAGGGAAAATTTAGGAGGGTCAATGGCTAATTTTTAGCTTTTTTACCTCCAAAAAGTAGAGATGCAAACTTCCGTGCAACATCCCGACGTATTATCTGCTTGAGCTTTTCCGTCTGATCTTGAGAAGGCATAGCCGGATCACCGCTCAAGGCACTCCCAACAGGGTCAGTTTCCCCAATGTCTGAGGCTGGGATATCTGCTACTTCAACAGACTGTGGCGCTGCCTCCACAGGAACCGCAACGACTGCGCCAGATTGTGGTGGGGCGCTGGTTCCCTGAATATTGGCAAATAGGGAGCCTCCTGGGGCTTGGATTGCTTCGCCTGTTGGTGTGGCTCCGGCAGCAAGGCGACCCACAGGGGGTGTCTCATCGGGAGAGAAAGGTTTATCAGACTCTGAATAAGTCTGTGTAGGGGAAATAGGTAAAGGTTCACCACCCTCTGGGATAGGTATACCTTTAAAATTTGCTTCTAAAAAAGCCTCTGTGGCTGGTGATAAAGGTGTGCCAACACCAGGGGTCGCCATCTCCACCCCCGCCATATATGCCGCCGTAAGCTCATCCCCATAATCACCTGCTTGACTATACTTGGGCTTACCCACTTCGCGTTGTGGCTTTTTGGGGACAGCCTTTTTAGCAGGAGCTTTCTTGCTGGAAACCTTACGAGAGTATTTCTGGCCAGCGCGGGTGGGGCTTTTTGAGCTACGCTTTAAGCTCGTTTTAAGTGGGGGCGCACTTTTCTTCTTACGAGACTTACGGATGCGGCTTCCTAGTGATCTAGACATAGTTTCAGATAGTTAATTAAGGTAAATTAACTAACTTTTGCCTCGGAAGCAACTGGGGAGTTAGTCTTAACGATCCGCAGCCTTGTCCCTTTTGTAGGCGGGGCTTCTGTAGTCCGTAGAATAGAAGCCAGAGCCTTTGAATATAATTGATGAACCTGTCCCTATAAGACGCTCTACCTCGCCCCCACAGGCAGAATCAAGGCATTTCTTGAGCTTCTTATCATTCATTGACTGGAATACCTCAAAGGTGTTCCCACAAAGGCGACATCGGTAATCGTAGTTGGGCATTAATCAGGATACAGGCTTATTAGCAACAACATAGAGGCGACCAAATAAAGTATTATACTGCTAAAGACAAAGCTGTTTATCAACAAAAATACAGCAATTGGGCGGTATTTAGTTTTTAGGGGGTGTATGGCCATTGTAGAGCTTTTCCATTATTTTCTCTACGTCCAGTTCAAGCATCGAGATTTTAAGGTCTTGGCGAACATCAGAAGGTAAGGATCCACTACCCCACTTGCCGGCGGGCCAGAGTTCCGTGAATTCTGAGTTCTTAGCAACGTCCTTAGCGATCATCTTGATTTGGAAGTCATTGTGCTGGACTTCCGATTGTAGTTTAGAAGCCCACCAAACAATACCTCCTGCTTGTATAGCCAGTCCTACAAGTAGGGAAATAAGGAATTTAGGGTCGATAGGACTGTTGGATTTGTTGTTGCACTCGCTCATCTATCAGATTCTTTGCCCCTTTTTGGGGTTTATCAAAGGTATCATCAATAAGGATGAGGGGCAATATCTCAGACAGCTTGCCGTTAGCTCGGTCTATCTGAGCCGACAGGACATCCTGAGTGGCTTTAATCTCCACCAAATTGGACTCAATCCTAGAATCTATAGTCTGAACGCCACTCCACAACTGAGCGGCGGCTCCTACAAATACAGAGGCAACGAGAACAGTGAGGGCATTGCATACGATCCTATTCCAATCCAGTTTCATTAATTTTCAGTCGATCCCACACCATCTTCTCAGCTAAGTGGCTATCCTTTGTCCCTTCAGGCAAGTTGGTGTGTTTCTGTAACCACTCAAGAGCATTATGTAGCCCTGTTTTGTATAAGGCGCAACGATGCTGTAACTCTATCTTCTGCTCTTTCAGAGCTTCATAATCCTCCCTTATCCCATACCCGTTATCGTGTGGGCTGGATTTAAGGTGGTTATGGTAATCCGTATTGGAGATGTGATCGGAGGGCATTACCAAAGTTTCTTACAAGCCCAGTAACGGGCGGTTAACTTGTCCTTAGCTGTTTTACAATTATGGCGAGACCGGAAGTTCTTCCTACGCTTTGGGTCTTTGTGCTGGGTAAAGTCCTGATAATCCCTGTGTCCAAAACCAATCTTGCGAATTTTGTCCCCCTGCTTGGCTAATACAAAGAACTTCTTCTTACTCCCTTTCGGGGCGCGTTTGGGTTTGTTAAAGCCAGGGAAAGTCTCCCCGCGATAACTTATACGCCCACTAGGTAACCTTTTGAATAGAGCCATGCTCTAAAATAATTCAAAAAATTACCAGGAGCAAATCAACCCCCAAGGGCGCTATTAATAGCATCCATGAAGGACTTGTCTGAAGATACCGCAGACCCTTCCCCAACAGGTGCGCCGGACATGGTGGGTTCTGCACTCTCATACTCAGACAGTTTCTCCATAAGGGCTTCAGCCTCTTTGCGGGAGGACATATACTCACGGACAATAGTAGGCAACAACTGCGCAGCTACCGCATTATAAGCAAAGTCTACAGGGTGAACCACACTGGGATCCACATCCGCAGCCTTAGCCTGAATAGCATCCATATCCAAACCATCAACTCCGCTCAGGAATGGTAACTTCTCATTTACTCGCTGAACTACGTTACGGGTAACATTAGCGCGTATCTCAGCGCGTTCCGCAGCTTCTGTGTTTCTACGCTGTTCCTCCAGCATGTTTGCCTCATTTAGTGCCTGGTGGACATTCTCATACAACTCCTGCCGGCGAGCAAGTATGGGACGCACCTCTTCAATGATCCGGTAAACTCTAGCTCTATCCCTGTCTCCCGCTTCAGTGAGATGCTCAAGCACAGCATTATCCTGCTCATCATGGTCCTCCATCGCAATGATGTCCACCATAGTGTCAGCATCTACATTGTATTTACTGGCAATCTCATTGGCACTCTGTAGCAATGCATTTAAGGGTGCCGCTACAGACTCTTGGTAAGCTGTAGTGTCTTCCAGGTTATTGAAGGCCTTCTCATACTCATAATCAGCAACTGTCTGTTGTAGCTTATCAATATCGCGGTTCTCTACCAAACCTGACATTTCCTGCATCTTGGATTCCTGCTCCTTGACTGTTTGGCGCAGTTGTTCAAGCTCCGTCTGGCTACTCCTTAATTCACCTTTAAGTTGCTTAAAGCGGTTGGCTGCTTTTGGAGTCCAATCATCCCCAACATCCTCTGAGAGACTCTCTAAGGGGTTTTCAATTGTAGTTGTTTCCTGTTCGGCCTTATCCGCAAGGGGCGGATTATCCGTCGGCTCAACGACTTCTTCGGGCTGAACCTCTTGAACCTCTGGGGTAGGCTCTGGGGTAGGCTCTGGGGTAGGCTCAGGTTGCGGGTTCTCAAGATTCTGCAACGCCTGTTCCAATGCGTCCGAAAAACTAGCTGGTTCTTCTGGGTTGGCATTGGGTAAATCCTCCACAGCGGGGGATGCATTTTCAGGCGGGGCTTCGGCTACTGCGGTTTCGTTATGTGGTTCCATTCTTCAGGTTGGTATGTTTGTTTATCTCCCTTAAAACTGGTTAATTTATGGAGATCCTCAAAAGCATCACGATATCCGGCATACCAGGCGAAACGGTGGCTATTCGCAACTGGGTCGGTGCTGACGGTGTTATTTGTGGGACCAGCGATTTGTTTGAGTGTTGCAATTGCCTCCTGCAAAGTCGAAGAATCCAAGACCGCTCGCAGTTCCTGAGTCCTTTTAGCATCATTAAACCACCTGTCCAATGGGACAGGTATCATTATTTCTTTGTCCATAATTAAGGTGTCTGCCGCATCTCCAAGGCATTCTTGGCATCGCGCATCGCCTGTTCCTGATCGAACTTGGCTTGTTTCAGGCTCATGTCAAGCTCTGCCTTCTGCTGTGCCATCTGCATCTTCATCTGGTGTTCCTGCATCTTGGCATTCATAGCCATACCCGCGTCATCAGGTGCGCCCTGCGCCTGCGCCTGCGCCTCTTCGCGTTGTATCTTCTGCACTTGCTTGGATGTATTATTTATCATCTCTTCCGCAAATTGTAGTGCTTGGTTGGCTTGCCCAACAACAGGTGCTTGGCTTGGGTCGCCGGCAAGGAACTGGGCAGTCTCACCAATGTGCTGGTAGAATGCCTGTAGCGCGGGTAACGCCTGAATGGGGTCGGCTGCTCCAGCGTTAAGTTGCTCAATGATCTGCATCATCGCGGGGACATGCGCCTGTAAATGTGCGCCATGCAACTCGCTGGAGACCACCGGTACGGGGGATCCCTGTGTCAACTGCTGGTTCTCAAAGAAAGCAATCTTATTATCAATAGTCGGGCGGGGTTCTTCCTGCTGCGGGGCATACCGGTCAGCAAGATCGTGGCCTACGCGAGTTGACACAATATCCCGCGTGAGGTTACGGCGTCCTACCTCATCGAATGAGCCAGAGATACCCTGCAACTCACGCAAGGCCACGAGTCGATTGGCGTATGACCCATTCCCAATGGAACGGACTGCCCTGGTCCTGGTTATATCCAGTGACCTGATGAAGGACTCACTGACACCCCGTGTCTCGCACCTTCTATAAAACTCTTTCGTGAGGGCATCCCCACGCTTGTTCTGCACAATACGCCGGACCACTTCACGCATCAGGCGGTTCCAGCTTGAATAGAAAAGGTTCAAGCTCGCACCAGACAGGCGCGTAGATATATCCATGTCAGCCACAACCTGCATCTGGTTCCTATAAGGGGAACTCTGTTGCGACCCGTAAGTGCTGACTGTGTCCGTGTTCATCGCAAGCTGTTGCGATATATCCTGCAACGCCGGCTGGACGGCTGTGCCTAAATTCGGGACTGCCTTCTCAACAATGTTCACCCCTGGGGAAAGCACTGCATATGCCCCATAATAAGTAAAGCCCAACTCGTCCAAAGAACGCTGGCTCTCTGGCTGGATCATCACAGAGGAACCCAACATGGCTCCATCAATCATCTGACAGCGGAGCCGGTTGCTCGTCTGGATGTGGTTAAAAATTCTATGCCCTAATCCCCTGACCGAATGGTAAGTGCCATTGGAACCCACCCCATAGGCAAACAACACATAAGCCTGTTCGGGTTTTTCATAGCGGGAAATTTTCTTATAAAGGAATTCCTTCGGGGAATCCTCTGCACAAATGTAATGGGAAATTGAACCATCCATCTCCCGCACCCAGAAATGCAGGACAGCCACAGTCGGGTTCTGGTGACCTGTGTAGATGTCGTTGTTCTTCATCTCCTGCTGCAACGACTCCCAATCAGAATAGTTTACCCTGTTCCCCCTACCCTCTGTGTTCGCGTTCTTCATAAGAACGCGCTTCACTTCATCCACATCCCAACCAACACGGGCAGCAGCCTTCTCATTCTTAATGAAGGCAAACAACTCATGCAGGTGGTAATTGCGCCGGCCCACTGCAACATCGATCATGTCTTCTGAAGCAGGTGACTGTCTAGGGATCAATATATCCGCAAAACCACCCACCCTGAACTTCCAGTCATCAGGGGTATCAAAATAAGAGACACTAACCCCATGCTTAATGAAGGTATTGCAAAGGCGCAGGTAATTGGAATGGAACTCAGGCCAACTACGCAACATGTGCGTGATCTCCTCTGAAACAATATCCTCCTGCGGTCCAATCTCTGATGCCTCCCCCTCAGTCCCTTTCACCTCGACCAACTTCTCAAGAGAAGAATATAAGTCAACGTAAGCAGACATCGATATATCCAGCAGCCGTTGCGCCTCCCCAAAATTCAAGTTCGTCTTCAACCCCTGACCACTGCGGTTCAAGCCAGCCTGATCATAAGGACTAGCACCATCAAACATCGCATCAACCCGTGCGCGATTAACGGAAGACTGCTCATCCGCCTTCCTCAAATTATTAAAGACCGCAAGCGCACTCTTCACATCCTTCAGGCGACTCACAAGAGGCTTGCCCTTCTCGTCAAGAGATCCCAAACCATCAAGAGCTTCTATTTCCAATTTATCAGTTGGCATGTAACCAAAAATTTAAGTCTTTTTTCCCATGCTTCAAGGGCTAATACTTACCACGCAGAGTCTACAACCCACTTAACCTGCTTCTTGCGACATGTGCCATCAGCCTTGTATAAGGTCACATAAGGCTTGTCCCTTGAGATGGACTCACTAACCAGGTAGCATGAGCCAGCATTCCTGCCTCGTTTCGGTGGGTCAATGCAATACACAGCCCCATAGGCGGTGACTACATAGCGCGGGAATTCGGGTACAGTTCGCACATCATAATTCTGCTCTATATCCTTACGCCGGAGAATGTATTCGTCCTCACCAAACAGGTTACGGGCTAACCGTTCAGAGTCGAAGGATACACGTTTGCCTTCTACAGTGTACACCTGTGCAAACCACTTGCCGGCCTTGCGTTGGAGCTTGAGACGTTTGCCGTTGCGGTAGACAAAGCCATATTCGTCTATCTCGTAGCCATAGGTATCGGGGATGGGGATGCGTTTTTCGGATTTAAATATCTGAGCGGTTTCCATAATCTCTGAGCGGTTTTCGTAAATCTCTGAGCGGTTTTGTAATATCTGAGCGGTTTGAGCAAAAAGCGAGCATTAAATGAAAAGAATTTGACGCTACCCCCCTATATAAAACTTTCTTATAGAGGAAACTTATTTTATTCCATCACAGAAACAATTATACTTTCTCTCTGAGAAAGTTTTCAACTTGGCCCACCGGAACGATAATGATAATTATGGTGGTTAGACGCGAATTGAGCCGATTTAGCCCCGAAAAGTGAATCTCTGAGCGGTTTTTGCAATCTCTGAGCGGTTTTTGAAAATCTGAGCGGTTTTGCAAATCTCTGAGCGGTTTTGCAAATCTCTGAGCGGTTACCCGCTCACAAGCCGGCTTTTTCGGCTCGTTGCTGCTGAATCCGCTCCCTATTTTTGATGTAATACTGCCTGTTGTATTCCCTTTGTTTATCTATCCAGGAAGGGTCATTTGCCTGCTTCAATTCCTTCTTCCGCTTGATCCGGTTTTTGTTTTTCCGGTAGTATTCTTTTTGGTATGCCAACCGCTGTTCTCTATTCTCTTGGTAGTATTTTTTCTTCTTTTCTGGATCCATAATTGAGTAAATAACTTGAAAAAGGTCTTGTCAAATTTTTTCACACGCCCACATATATATAGCTGACCCGCTAATATAAAAATTGGTCGGAGACCGGTGGCGTGCTAACTGCTTCATTGTCAATGACTTATGACTAATTAACAATGGTAAATGGCGCAAGGTTGCCTTTAGAATAAAGGAAAATAGATTGCTTTTCTGTTACCTGTAATAAGGTCAAGGTATTGATTAAGTTAATAAAAGGTGTATAATGATTGCATGGCAAATAAAGAAAAGGTGGAAACACCTGCCAAAAATGATGGAACTGCAAATGCAGTTGAAACTAAAACGTTGATTGTAGACAACCTTGAAAGGGTGTTTGCTGATTTCAGCAGAACTAAAACCATGAATGCATGGAAAGAGTGCAAGCGTCTTGAAATCACAGACCTTGAGAAATTGCCTGAGACATTCACCGCTAGCGGTGGGCGTGAGGCACACGGTAAAAAGGTATTCAAGCCTGTATCTGAATGGACTTGCTCCCTTGAGGATGGCAAGAAAGCCAAGGCTGTATACGTCGATGCTGTGAAAGTTGAACAGGCGGGCAAGCTTGCAATTCCGCTTATGGTCGAGAAGCTTGACACGCTCAACAAGCTTCAAAGCTAAAAACTAAAGGGTGAACGCCTAGGCGTTCACAGAATCCAAGCCCTATCAGCCATTGTGCTGGTAGGGCTTCATTCTGTGAATGATTGACTACAGCCAAGCAATGATCTGTCAGGGCTTGGATGTCGCGAAAATCCCATTACAGGGCTTGCAATGATCTGTCAGGGCAAGCCCTACATGATGGCACGGAAAGGGCTTTAAATGGCTTGCAATGCTCCGGCAGGGCAAGTCCCTATTCACAAGCCGTTACCCATAGGGCATTTAATGGATGATCCCAGCCCTATGCAATCCAAGGGCTAAAGCTCTACAGCCAAGCAATGCTCCGGCAGGGCTTGGATGTATCTTTAGTGCTTGCCATATGGCAAGCGGGTTGCCCAATATCCTGAACCTGAATATCTCAGGCACCAATATGTCTTCCAACGTCTTAAGACATAGCCGAAAAAACAGTCAATAAATCGCGCAAGACTTACGCCCTTGTGACGTGGTTAGGGCTAGCAATTCCATTGTATAGTGCAATGGGGGGCTAGTGCCAAGGGGCTAGTTTGTCACAGAGCAGTGACTAGGCAAGGGGGCGCATAGGCTTGACCTATGATAACGCATCCGAAAAGAATAAACGCAGAACGTCCTGCACCATGCACCATGCACCATGCACCATGCAAAATGCATCCTGCAGCCTGCATCATGCACACGCATCATGCACAAGCAAAATGCAACCGGCATCATAACACATGGGTCATGACCTATTGCACAAAAGGCAGCTATCGAAAGATAGATGCGGAATGGAATGCAACCAGGCATGGCAGCAGGACGGAAACCAACTCGTTAGTGCGGGTAGTTACATGAGTAGCTACCCGCCTTTCGACAGATGCGCCAGCAATATGATAGCTGGCGTATCTGGTGAAAGTAAACCTAAACGGAAAGGAACTATGTACATATATCACAAGCCTAATGCACGAATCAAGCAGGGCTGGAAACGGAACAAGCCCCGCAAGCTATCAGGTGGGCTAGCGCCATTCACCAATGGCTGCCGACCTCCTGAAGGCGCGGAGAAGCACCGCAAGGGTCGCTTTCTCATAGATGTGGAAGCATCCAAACAACTCAACCAAAACTGATCTTATGAGTAGAGACAACAACAGCCCCTACAGAGTAGGGACAACAGCCGGCAGCCCTGTGTATGATTTCACAGGTAATACTGCCAAGGTAGTAAACGAGGCAAAGCATAAGCCCTCGCACCAGCCCACTGAGGCTTGGAAAGCACTCGACCTCCTCAATCTGGGGAAAAACGAGAACGATAAGTAAACGTGGAATGTATAACCTAAATATAGAAAGGAGGTGAGTAGGTATGAATATAGAAGAAATCACATCAACGACGGGGATTGTAAAAGCAGTAGCACATGCAGTTATCCATAACGATGATGACTTACTTTATAGAGTAGATATACACCTCATGGTTAATGAGGAAAGTATATGCTCCAGCGAATCTGAGTTCAGAGAACTTAACAGGTTCATCGAAACAGCCTCAAGAGCAATTGCAACTGCAAAGCAAGCCGATAAGTAAACGTGGAATGTATAACCTAAATATAGAAAGGAGTTATTGATATGTTACCATGGGAATTATATGTCAAATCCAAGGCTCGGATTGATGCCAAGGCTAGAGAAGAGAGTACCGCACGTCTTATCGAGTGGTATCTTGCCGAATACGAGGGGGTAGATCCAAAAAGGCTAAGAAGATCCAAAAAGGCTAAGAAGATCCAAAAAGGCTAAGAGCCTGCCTGTAGGTTCGACCTTGTGCATCTAACCAAACGTAAACTGTATAGCCCGCCGGTTTCATGTAAACCGGCGGGCTTTTTTGTAACCTGCAACATGCGTCATGCGCCCTGCGCCTGTTGCCTTAACCTATAACAGGGGTGCTTTGTATTATGAAACAAGATGAAGTGATATCTCCAAGCAGGAGATATGTAATGATGTGTACCAATTCCAAATGGGATGGGTACGAACCTATGCTTATAACAATCGGGCTTGGAAACGGGCCTAATACAGCGCGTCATGCCATGCAGCTATGGAAGACCCAAACTTTCTATGAGTGTATGGGCATGGGGGAAATAGCTGTCCCCGTCGAGGAATACCTGAATGTCAAAGGGCTTGAGCTTATGGAAACAGAAGCCGGCGACATTGACGTTGTGCAACCTGACCCTGCCTCTATCGAAGGGGCTATCATTAAATAGGAATGACTTATGAAAACACTTAAAGAACACATAGTATATGAGGACTTCGATGTCGTCATCCGCTTCGATGGCAGGGATAAGATATGGGTAGGACCAGACCGCGACACTATTGATGAGTGGTTCTTGCCTAATACATTCGGGTGCTGCATCAACACGTTCATTCCTTGGCTACTTGAGAGGGGCGTGAAGCGTCCGCAGCTAAGTTGGGTATTGTTCAAGATACACGGGGTCATTAATGATATGCGGGAAACGTGGGGTTTAGCTCCTGAAGAGTGGGTAATGACTGAAAAGGACATTGAGAAGTGGTTACCAAAACAGGAGGATGAAACAGCAGGAGAAGTCATGAATGAGATGATGAATAAAACATATTGGACAACAGAACATTTCCCAGGTGCAGTCCCCATAGACCTGGGGGAATTGATACGGGCGTTGACGGCTCAGAGTAATAGAGACCTATGGTGCAACAACCACCTAACCCCAGAAACATGCCCCTTAGACCCTGCCTTTTTGGTTACCGAAGAGTCTCTCATAGAGAAGACAAGGCATTACACGCAGACAGGTAATAAGCTGGATGCTTATCGTATCTACGGGGGTAGTAGTAGCTACCTTACAGTAGGCATCCGATACGGGAATGAAGGTAGTGAGTATATCAGCCCCTACCTCTCACGGGAGGTCGCGGATCTGTTTGATCTGGATCCCCTTAAAAAGGATAACTAAGAAAAGAATTTGATTTAGTATTAAAACTAAACTAAAAGATTTCACCTGAGATATGGTTTCTCAGGTGAAGAACCAAAAACAAAACAAAGTAAATAGAAAGTGATAAAATGCACGAAATAAATGAAACTGACATCGTCCTCGCCAAAGAACCCTGCTGGCATGGTTTGGAAAAGATCGTGGAGTTCATCAGCCCAAAGGCGATTGATGAGCAACACAAGAACCTCTACTTCCACATCAAGGAAGGCGGGGCTTTTGCAGACCTCCAGCCTCAACACAGGCAGACGTTGTTAACTGAGTGCCGGACACGGGGTTACCTGACGGCACAACAGGTGGACGAATTGATGTCCACCTTCGCCCCCGCACCTAACAACAAGATACTTACCCGTGAGTTTGACGGGCAGGTATATGCCTTATCAGTGCCTACCAACAGGTATTGCAGCATTGAGAATGGCCGGTTGATGGAGGCTGTCTGCGGACACCTCGACAACGAGGGGCTGGGCTACAACATCCAGACAGCGGGAACGCTGAAAGATGGCAAGCTGTTCTTTGCAACCATCGTTATTGATGGTGAAGAGGAGCGCCTTATCAACGGAGATGTGTTCAAGTTCTACTTGAACGTGATCCAGAGTCATGACGGATCTTACTCTATCATGATGTATGACAGCAACATGCGTATTGTATGTGCCAACACGTTCCGCGCTTCCCTTTCGGATCAGGGTGATATCAACATCAAGATCCGCAAGACGAAGAATGCAGGGCTTGCACTGGAACATGCATCTGAGACCCTTGCCAGCATCTATGCCGGCAGGGATATCTTCGTGCAGTTGTTGCAACGCTTCGCTTCAGTTGAGTGTGATGCGGTGAAGGCGGAACAGTTGATTGCTGCTTGGAATGGTGTTGAGGTTAATTGTGACCTGTCCACCAGAGCGTTCAACACCATCGTGAGCATCGCTGACCTGCACACCACAGGCATCGGCAATAACGGCGAGACCTTGTATGACCTGTTCAATGCAGTCACCCAGTATTATACTGCTGGTGATGGCACTGGGCGGGACAACGGAACCGTTAAGCGTAACTGGTCAAAGTTTGCCAGTGCGGAATTCGGGACTGGAGCAGACAAGAAAGCAAGCATTGCCCACTGGCTGACAAAGGTGCTGGATGATAACACCCTCAATGAGGAAGCTCGTAAGGGTGGACTCATCCTGGCGGATAAGCGTGAACTGCTTAACGCCTAACATAACTGAATAAAGATAAGCCGCGCCTCCTACTCTTGGGGGCGCGGCTTTCTTTTTACCTGAAAACAAAATGAAAGAGATATACACCCACCCCCAAGAGACTTGGGATGAAAAGAAATGCGAGAAGATGTCTCGCTATGCCCCGAAAGACCATTGGGGAAACCGACCCCCAAAAGGTATCATTGCCCCCAGTGGCTCCGCCTATGTTCAGTATGGTCACACCGTGCGTTGGAATGGGGGCAAGATTATAGAAGGAGAACTGTATGAGTCGGAACACCTTCCACTCCCTGTAATCCCCAAGTCCTACGAGTTTGTCCCACTAATTGGTTGGGGAACTCGCATTCAACCTAAGACCAAAGATTGAACCCGCAAAAGAAAACAAAATGCATATAATAACCATAAATGTGTCCTCTGGTGAAGAGGCCAAAGCAATAACAGATGTCTTGAGTAACGCCGAAGAGAGTGGCGACCTGGACTTCGCATTCAATATACAAGTAGAAAACAATGAGTAAAATAGCACACTTCCAAATAGGGAAGAACAGGTATAACTATGACGACAAGTGTTGGGAGGAAGTTGATCCAATAGTATCTATCTACCGATCCGAATGCCTAACATTGATATGTAGCCTGAACAACGGGCATATTGAATACGTTCTATATAGTGGGTGGTCTAGCAGTGGCACCCGCTTCGCATTAACAAACCTGCCGGTTGAACTGCCTGTGCATAAGTCACACCCAGAACAGACCAAGGAAGAGTTTGTTCAGGAGTTGGTTGACCGCATCAACGCGACCAACCTGTATAGGGTTGTGAGGCAAGTAGAGAAAGTCACATTTGAATAAGAAACCAAAACAAAGAAAGGAAATGATATGACAACAGAAGAAAAACTAGCAGAAATGCTGACAACCAGCACAGGCCGCGCCTTGTGCGATAGTGGCGATGCCTATGGTAGGCATTGGTCACGCAACCAGAAAGCTGTAGAGCTATCTGGTCTCACTGCCGTGGAGCATTTCATGGCACAGAAAGAAAGCATCGTTGAGTTCAGCGATTGCCGAGGTGAATTGGAGATTGAGGTAACACACAACGTGTTCCACTGGCTCCGTAATCGACTGCACTATGATGAGGTGGAGGATGAGAAGTTCTGCAAGTTTGCAGATCAGCCGGAGCATGAAGACAAGTCATGGATGGAGATCGCTCATGATTATGTGGATAAAGTGGCTGCCTCACACGGTATCTATGGTGATGCCTCTGAGCCAGCCTCATTCAATACATACAATGGTGAGTGCTTACTGTCGCAGGTGTTGCAGTTCTACCTGTATCAATCAGAGGACAACGTGGAGTATGTCCTGTTGCAGATACACCAGGGTTGTGATGTCAGGGGTGGCTACACCCGCCCCGTTGTCTTTGAGATGACTGAAGAGACCGCCCTGTTTGATAATGCTAGAGCTACCCTCCATGCAGAGAACACACTGGACACTAACCAGATGACCATGCTTGGAGTCATTCAGGATAACAGCCATTACTGGAACACGGATGACGGCTACAACTGGTATGCTGATGGTTGCTTCGGTGGCGGAGGGCTGAAGGGATATACACCCACTGATGATGAGACCAAGCGCGGTGACGGTGAGCATGTCTACATTGATGATGATGGCAACGGCTACTCACCACGAAACGGAGCCAAGCTGGAAGTGTCCAGCTACTAATCTAAAACCCCCAAAAACCAAAACCAAAACCAAAACCAAAACCAAAACCAAAACCAAAACCAAAACCAAAACCAAAACCAAAGAAAACAAAATGAAAACAAAAGTAGAACTA